GGGGACGGGGAAGAAGGACGCCGCTGCTGAGACGAACGGAGGAGGAGGGGATGCGGCCAAAGACAAGGCCACCGAGATCCTTACCACTCTGGCCGGTAAGCTCTCGGAGCAGTCCGCTCCCATTAAGAAGCTAAAGACGCTGGCCCAGGCGGAGATGATCAAGGATAAGACCAAGGGAGCCCTCTCGAAGGAAGTCCTGGCTCTGTTCGATACGCCTTGGCTGGAGGAGACAGGGAAGGACGAGCTAGGGCTGATCGATGAGATCGAGGATGGAGTCGTAACCTTCAAGTGAGCGGTCGAAGGGAGGTGATCCGTGAAGCTCCTGGAGGAGACGGAAGTGCAGTTCGAGATGGCCGACCTCTTAAAGCGCTCCCCTCTCCTCCAGCCGTCTAAATCATCCCGTCTCTCTCCGCGTATTCGATCGAAGGGCGTGCATGTGACCGCCGTTCTCCGTCATTGCGCCGTTCAAGCCAAGATTCTCAAGCCGGGGGAGAGATTGGAGGAGGACCTGCCGTTATGGATGGGGTTGGGATTCGCCTGGGAGGAGTTCGCGGCGAGCTTTTATCCGGAGATGGTGTGGCAGCCGGGGGAGCAGGAGAGAGCGGGCGTATATGGGAACCCGGATGGCATCTCGATCTCTGAGGACATCGAACTCGTAACGGAAATAGTTCATACGGGCCTTACTCCGGTCGTAGTCGAAGAGATGAAATTTACTGGCAAAAAGGCCAAACATGGGAAGGATATCCTTCGGGAGTGGTTGTGGATGCACCAGATGCGGGCCTACTGCGGGTTTTACGATTCCGTCCTCGCGCGCCTGCACGTCTGCTTCATCAACGGGGATTATAAGTGGCCGCGAGAGGCTAAGTACATCCGCTATCTGATTCTCTTCGACCAAACTCAAGTAGACGATACGTGGCGCTTAATAGAAAAGAACAAAGGGAAGGTGAAACCGGAATGACACTGCGATTGGTTATCTGTTCGCTAATCGGACTGAGTCTGAAATGGGCAGGGGCGCAGACGGCGACGATCGCCCTTGGATCTGGAAGCGGGATTCCAGGGGGGACGGTAGATATAAGCGTTTCATTGGCATCGACGGGCGGAGCGCAGCCGTCGGCGCTCAACTTTACGGTGACGCATCCCTTCTCCGATCTATCGACCGCCCAAGGGCTGATTACTCCAGGCGGGAGCGTGACGGCGGCCGGGAAGACGCTCACTTGCTCTCTGAAAACGGGGCTGACCGTCTGCGTGGTAGCGGGAATCTCTCCTCCTAATTCAAATGTCATCCCTAACGGATTATTGGGGACGATCCGGTATCAGATAGCGCAGGGGATAGCGCCTGGTCCGGGGCCGAAGATCGACACGCTAGCGGTGACGGGGGTTACGGTTTCGGACGCGGCGGGGAGATACATCAGTTCGGGTGGATCGGGCGGGACGGTATCGATATCCGCTTCTCCCCCTCCCCCTCCGCCGACCGTCTGGAATATATCCGGGGCGGTGGGAGTGGGAGGGGCGAACGTGAGGTTGAGCGGGGCGGCGCAGGCCAATATGATCACGCCTCCCTCGGGGATTTATTCGTTTAATGGATTAGCGGCGGGGAATTATGTGGTGACGCCGAGTAAGAGCCGGTGCTCGTTTACGCCGTTCAGTCAGGCGGTGACGTTGAGTAATGCGTCAGTCACGCTGAATTTTACGGCCAGTGGGAGGCGGTGTAGATGAAGGAGGTCGCCCATCCGATCGAGTTCGTGGAGCTGACCGGCGGCGAGCAGGATAAGTTGTCGGTGTCCAGCAGAGGGGAGCAGGGATCGGGGAAGACGCATTTCGCGGCTACCTTTCCTTCTCCGATAGGCGTAGTGGCGCTGGATCGGAAGACACGGGCGACCATCGGAAAGACGGCGATGGAGATGGGGAAGAAGATCATCATGCCCAAGGAGGATTTGATAAGGGTGGGGAATCCCATGCAACTGGCGATGCTTCCCGACGACTGCGGCAAGTTCAAGAAGCCGGTATTCGGGAGCGAGATGCCCGATTGTTGCAGCATGCACTTTTATCGGTGGCATGTGAACAGGATCAAGGAAGCCGCGTTTAAGTTCGCCGAAATGCCGGAGAAGAAATGCAAGAGTATTGTGATTGATACGGGCTCTCAACTCTCCGAGGATGTTCTATATGCGTGCTACGGGCGAAATCAGAAGATCATGCCCAGGGACAGGGGCATGTATAACCAGGAGATGATCGACTTTTTGAACGCCGTGTCGGGGAAGCACCTGCTGATTACGCACAAGGAGAAGGCCATATGGAAGAACGACCAGCCGACCAATGAGTCGAGGAGCAAGGGGTTCGGGGAGATCGGGTATCACGTCAACGTGGAGATCAGGCATTACCGGGGGAAGAAGAATAAAGAGGGATGGAAGCCCTTTTATGTTACGATAAATCAGTGTCAAGCAAACGCTTCGATGGTCGGGGAGGAACAGGTTTTGGAGGACGATCAAATTACGTTTCAGATGCTTGCCATGCTGATATACCCGGATTCGTCGCCGGAGGATTGGGAATAGCAAAATGCCAGCGAGCTTGAAGACCTACGATCATTTGGTCGGACGTCGTTTCGATAGGCTTGTTGTATTGGGCTTCGATAGCAGACGGGGACCTCAAAAGACCAGACTTTATTGGCTGTGCCTTTGCGATTGTGGAACTCTCACCGCCGTTCAGCAAGGCAATCTGACCTCGAAGCAGGTTCGTTCTTGCGGGTGTTTAGGGACTGAAGCAAGAACGACGCACGGCTTATCGACAATCCCGGAATTCAAGCTGTACCACGCGATTAAACAGCGCTGCTACAACAAAAATTACAAGGGGTACGAGCGCTATGGAGGAAGAGGCGTCAGAATATGCCGACGGTGGATGAGATTCGAGAATTTCATCGCAGACATGGGAAGGCGCCCTAGCCGAAAGCACAGTGTCGAGCGACTGAATAACAACAAGGGGTACTCGCCGGATAATTGCGTTTGGACTTTACCGCATCAACAAACGCGCAACACGCGCAGAAACATATGGATTACAGCATTCGGAAGGACACAGTGCATGCAAGATTGGACTATAGAATCCGGTCTTGGACAAGCCACGATCAAATATCGGATCGACGTGCGTGGGATGTCCCCTGAGGAAGCCATGTCTTTGGATGGGAGGAAGTTCAAGAGTAGAATCAAGCTATTCATATGAAACAAGACGTGTTCGTTCCTTCCCCTCATCCCGACTCTTATATAGATCACTGGTCGCATACGGGCGTCGGTCGAATCTGGCCCTTCCCGGACAGACTGTTCATCGTCACGGCGATGTCCAACCCTATGAGATGGAGATCGAGATATCACAATTACTGGAAGTTCGCCAAGCACATGGAGGACTCCGGAGTTAATCTGCTGACCGTCGAGCTGGCTTACGGGGACAGGCAGTTTGAAGTCACCGATCCGGCGAATCCGCATCACATTCAATTCAGATCGAGAGAGGAACTCTGGCATAAGGAGAATCTGCTGAATATAGGGTTCGCCCGTCTGCCTCTAGGAGTTAAGTACTTCGGCTATTGTGACGCCGATATCACGTTCACGCGGGCGGATTGGGCGCAGGAAGTTCTCCAGCAGTTGCAGCATTACGATGCCGTCCAGCCGTTTTCTTCTTATTCGGATTTGGATTCTAATCATCAGTGCTCCAGAGCGCTGCCTAGCTTTACCTATAACTATGTGACGGGGGATTGCAGACTTCCGGGGGAGTACGGGGCTCCGGCGGTCGGGGCGGTGGGAGGGGCGTGGTGCTATCGGGCGGAGGCGTTTAGCGCCATCGGCGGGCTATTGGATATCTGCATATTGGGGTCGGGGGACTGGCACATGGCGATGGGACTGGCCGGAAAGACGGACTCCAATCTGGAGCACTTGCAGCAGAAGCTTCCGGGAGATTCGAGCTATGTCCAGGTGATTAAGCAGTGGCAGAGAAACGCCCAGGTTTTGAAGAGGAATATCGGGTATGTGGCCTGTCACGCGATTCATCACTGGCACGGGGCGAAGGTCAACCGGCAGTATATCGGCCGATATAAGATTCTCGTCGATCATCAGTACGATCCGCTGGTCGATATCAAGCGGGACTGGCAGGGGGTTTATCAGTTGGCCGGGAACAAGATCGGGCTGAGGGACGCGCTGAGGGCCTATAACAGGTCGAGATGGGAAGACGATCCGATCATGGAAGTTCCCAAGCCCAAATAAAGGAAGAGGAGGAAGGAAAGAGAGATGAAACCGGATAATACGGACGCTTATACGTCTTTGAAGAAGGCCAATGACGCGATGAGGGACGCGCTGAAGATCGCCGCCGACTCGCCTATCCCGGCGGATACGTGGAATGATTACGGGCGGGTGATGGACTTGCAGGGGAGGGCGATGGCGGCGATTAAGCCAAAAGGGGCATAAATTGATTTTGCTGGACAGCAGAGAGCAGGATATCCTCCCCTGCTTCCGCCCCTACGGATGCGAACTCTCCACGACGACGCTTGAGTTTGGAGATGCGTGCTGGAGCGGGAATGGGGCTGAAGGGGAAGGGGCTCTATTAGTCGGGGTCGAGAGGAAGAAGATCAGGGATCTCGTCAATTCCATGCGTGACAGGAGATTGGGAGGGTTTCAGGCGCCTGGAGTAGCGAGCACGTACGACGTCAGATATCTGGTTATAGAGGGGATCTGGCAGTGCGGGAAGACGGGCGCGTTAGAAGAACTCAGGGGGAGGGAGTGGAGAGTTTTAGGGGGGACGAAGAAACAACCCGTGCTTTGGGTGGAAGTCGATTCTTTCTTGGCTAGCCTGGAGGAGTTCTTCGGATTCAGGGTCAGGCAGACGAAGAACGAACAAGAGACGGCCGCGTTTATCGTGTCGAGATACAAGTACTGGCAGAAGGCGTATGAGAAGCATTCGACGCACAAGCAGGTATACGCGCCGGAGCCTACGAACGGGATAGGGAGAAAGGCCCGTTTCATTTCTTTGGAGGACGACATCAGGAGAACGTGCGGGCCTAATGCGGTCTATACGTGGAAGATGGCCGCTCAACTACCGGGGTTGGATCGGCGGGCGGAGATCGTGGCGAGGGAGTTTAAGGAGCCGGAGGAGATGTTCAACGCGACGGCTAAGGATTGGAAGAGGGCGGGGCTGGGGCCGAAGACCGTAGAGACTTTAATGGGCATACTACACGGGGGAAGAAAGTGAGATTCAAAGTCACCGCTCAGGTCCAGGGGGAGGCGCACGGCAGGCAATTGTTCGCGCCGGATAGAGAGACGGCGGAGAAATGCGTCTCGATCTTATTGAACGATCGGACCGTCAAAGAGGGGACGCAGATCGAGATGTGGGAAGAAAAGCCGGTGAGAGTAGCGACTCATATAAAGCATAAGCCGGAATGAGATCCTCATGCAGCCTTGTCCGATCTGCCCCCATTCCTTTAATCCCATCCGGGGCGACGGGCCTTTACCTTGTCCTTACCTGTTTATAGGCGAACGTCCGGGGGAGAACGAGAACAAGCTTCAGAACGTATTCGTAGGTAAAGCGGGGGAGGAGCTTGACGAGACGTATCTGAAGATAGCCGGATTCAGGCGGCCTGACGTAAGAATAACGAATAGCGTCAAGTGCTGGGCCGAGAACAACAAAACTCCCACCGATAAAGAGCTATGGGGATGCGCGCGTCATTGGCTCCCGAGAGAGATAGAAGCGTGCAAGCCGGAAGTCATCGTTCTTCTGGGATCGACCGCCTGCAAACTGACTAAGGGAGCAGGGATAGAAATCAATCTGGAGACGCACCACGGACGGCCGCAGAAGGTCAAGGGATTTATGGGAGTGTACGACGGATGGGTATGGCCCACTTATCACCCCGCGCTGGGGCTGTTTAAGACCGACGCCATGACTCCTTTACTTGAGGACTTTGAGTTATTGGGGAAATGGCTCAGGCATAGGTGGATGCCGCCGACCTATCACTCGGTTCCGGGGAATTACTCTCTGATCAGGCACGCCGGTCAGATGCAGACGCTCAGAGGAGCTAAGCAGATAGCGATAGATACGGAGAGTCATGGGGGGGAGCCGTTCTCGATTCAGTGGGCGTCCACGCCGGGGCATGCGTATATGGCGTTGCTGACGAAAGAGTATGGATGGGCGGTTAAGGAGCTGGCGGCGATCGTCAAGGGGAAGGAGATCGTTCTGCATAATGCGCCAGGTGATCTCGATCTGCTGGAGAAAGCCGGGATACGAGTGGACAAGTTCAGGGACACGATGCAAGAGGCTTTTCAGCAGGGGAACCTTCCGCAGAAGCTCAAGGCGCTGGCGTATAGGTTGTTTGGGGTGACGATGCGCACGTGGGAGGATGTCGTCGCTCCGGCCAGCAGGGATAAGGCGGTTGGGTGGATGGCCGAGGCGCTGAGTATAGCGCAAGCCGATCTTTCTCTCATTGATTTGAAGCCGATGAAGACCCGTTTGTGTAAAGCCTGCAAGTGCAGAGCGCATTTGCGTAAAGCATGCGGGCGGTGCGGTTGCGGCAAGGGAGAGGAGACTATCCCGTGGGTGAAGGAGACTCCCCGTAAATCTCCGGTGGAGAGCGCCCTTATACGTATGATCAGGTGCTCGAACAATCCGGAATACGACCTGTGGGAGAAGGCCGATGAGTTATGGACGAAGAATGAGGGGATGTTCGACGACGATCGCGTCTACATAGAAGCGAGGATAGGGAAGCTCCCAATACTGGGCATCGGTAACTGTAAACCGGCCGACGCCGTTCAATACGGGTGCGGAGACGCCGACTTCACATTGCAAGTGGAGAGGAAGCTGGAGGAGAGGAGGGGAGATGGAAGCTGGCAGATCGATGACGAAGACGCGGACGCTTAAGATGAGGATCACGAGCTTTGAGGCGCTGGGATTCTGCGCCCACTGCAAGGATAGATTGCATCCGAACGACGAGGAAGTGAGGCCGGTGCTGGATGGAGGAGGCGTGATTGTGGGGTACGCGCATGCGGGGTATTGCGCTCATCAGTGGGATTTGAAGAGAGAGAAGGAAGAGAGTACGCGGTGAGATTCGCCTACGCCGATCCGCCCTATATAGGCCAAGCCAAGCGACACTACAAAAGCGCCGAAGTGGATCATGTCGCCCTCGTCTACCGGCTATATGAGGAATTCCCCGACGGATGGGCGTTGTCCTGTAGCTCACCGACGCTCTTAACGATCCTGAACATCTGCGACTCCATGTGTTTTCACAAGGGCGGACTGCCAAACGATGTAAGGATAGCCGCCTGGTGCAAGTCTTTCTGCGCTTTCAAACGCAACGTGCGTCCCGCTTACGCTTGGGAGCCGGTGATATTTCGAGGCGGGCGGAACCCTGTAAACGGCTATCGTGCCCTAATCCCGAAGCGCAATGGGAAGCAGACGACGCCTAAAGATTTTCACGTCGCTCCTATCACTCTGAAGAAAGGTCTGGTGGGCGCAAAACCGGCGACGGTATGCGATTGGATTCTCACCCTGCTCAACGTCCAGAATGGCGATGAAGTAGTGGATTTATTCCCCGGTACGGGGGCTATGGGACGTGCGATAGAGAGGGCGACACTGTGAGCCTATATGGAGGTATAGAACTTCCCGGCCGTCCGGACGCGGAGAACGTCAGAAAGCTCGACTTGTTACCAATTCCATCGATAAGAAGGATGGAGCGCCTCGGTTTTGCCATCGACATTCCGTATCTGAACAAGTTATCCTCCCGCTTCTCCTCGACTATGAAGGAGCTGGAGAAAGACATCTCTTCTTATATTCCTTATTGGGCGTTGGATCAGTTCGTGGGGAGGTCGTCTCAGATAGAGGACGAGGAGGGGGATGCGTCGATCAATGCGAGTTCGGCGGAGCAGATCGCCGACTTACTCTTCAACGTCCTGAAGGTGGGCTCCGGGAAGAAGCTGAAGACCACTAAGGGAGGGTCACGAATATCGACGGGGAAGAGGCAATTAGAGACTCTCAGAGAGGATCATCCGATAGTGGCGAAGATCCTCAGCTATAGGGAATATGCGAAGTTAGTCTCGACTTATGTCGTCAGTCTTCCTCAGTTGGCTAAGTTCCATCCTCGGGGAGAATGCTGCCCTGTATGTGAGTTGAAGCACGTAGACGATACGTGGCGGCTGCATACGGAACTGCCGACGACCAGAGCCGCTACAGGGAGGATCGCTAGTAGAAACCCAAACTTGCAGAACATCCCGGTGAGGACTGAGGAAGGCGCGTTAGTTAGAGCAGCTTTCATAGCTTCTCCGGGGACTAAGATCGTCTCTATCGATCTGTCACAAATTGAGCTGCGCGCGTTGGCCCACTTATCCAGATGCAAGTCGATGATCGAGGTTTATGAGAACGGCGGGGATATTCATGACGATACCTGTCATAAGGCGCTGGGCGTGCCGTTAGACGTGAAGCCGGATAAGTATAAGCATCGGATGGCGGCTAAGAGAGTGAATTTCGGGATACAGAACGGGACCACTGAAAAAGGACTGTATCTTCAGTTGGTTATGGACTTCGGCTCGAATCACGTAGAAGTCCCTAAGTGGCTGACTGAGGACTGGTGCAAATGGTTTATCGAGGAATGGCTGAATACACGGCCGGAAGTCAGAGAGTATTTCGATCTCACGCATTATAGAGCGCGGAGATATAAGAAGTCCTGGGACCCGTTCGGACGGATGAGAAGAATCCCGGAAGTGGAGAGTACGCATTCCTGGATCAGGCAGGCCGGATTGAGGCAGGCGCAGAACTTACCCGTGACGTCGGCCGCCGCCGGTCAGTTGAAATTGATTATGGGAGAGGCGGAGGAGCTTCTGCTGGAGTTTGAGAGGCAGGGGATCTGGGCGTGGCCCTTACTCACTATTCACGATCAGCTGATGGTGGAAGTTGACGGGAGATACGCGGAGGGAGTCGCCGAAGCCCTCACTCCCGTATTCGATCGGGTGATGATCGACAAGGATACGGGGGAGGATTTATGGAGGACGCGGATCGAGAGCGATTGCGAGGTCGGGGAGAGGTGGGGGGTGAAGGAATGACCCTAAGCCTTATATCCGGCAGTAGGACCTTGACACGGAGCTAAAAATGCCATATTATGGCATTTATGGAGTCGTATCCGAAGCCGGACAAAGTGTATAATTCCACCGATCTGGTGCCTATCGACGCATCCACCTGCGTGTACGCCTGGGTGAGAGGGAAAGAGTTCCTCTACGTCGGTATTTCCGACAGCGTTCTGAGGAGGATTGTCGGTCATAACGTCATAGGGAAAGCGGAGCCGGTGCTCGAATCCGACCGTTTCTACGTCTGGTCCTTCAAGACGTGGAACGAAGCCTCCCTACTCGAAGCCAAGCTGCTAGCCGATCACCCTACCAAGTACAGCTTCAGGCGATCGCAGCGCGGCAAGGACCTACCGTGTCTTTTCTGTAAAAAGCCTTTTGCCAGATCGAGATGGTGGCAGAAATACTGTTCCAATAACTGCCGTCAAGGCATAGAGAGGACAATTTGAAATGAAAGCACAGCTTACTAAGTCGGAAGCGGGATTAGTTACTACTCAAAAAGTCGCCCGCAAACTCTCCAACTCCCCTTCTCTCTCCAAATCCCGGCGACTGCCCTCCGCCGAGAACTCCTCTTTACCTCAAGTCTCGGAGCTATCCGATAAGGCGACTATCAATCGCGCCCGTCTGCTGCTGAATACCGCGCATAAGCAGAAGAAGATCGCGGCCGAGGCGGATGAAGCGGCGAGGACGTGCAGATTAGAGTTGGCGGCAATCGTCCTCGCTAACGAATTAACCGGACTGAGAGCGGGGAATTTCGGCATATCGGTGAGCGGATATAAGCGGCGCAAGTCATTCAACGTGGAGAAGGCGAAAGCCCTCATGCTCGACGCTGGAATCGATCCGGAGACTATAGGGGAGTTATACGAGGAGGGGGAGGAGTATCTGGATACGAGATTGATGGAGTTCGCATGAAGAGATACGGCAACAAAAGAAGAGTGTACGGGCCGCGGCTACGCGAGAAGGAAGTATTGTTACCGGAAACTCATACGGGCGCATTCGGAACGCAGCATAGGACCTGTATTCAGGGAGGCGGTTCTAGCGGCCTGCGACCGGTTCGAGAAGGACAAACAGATAAAGGAGAAGCACGGGCCAGTGAGGATCATCATGAAGGACGGCGTTCTTCTGAGCGAGGATAAAAAGTGAGCGTCAAGCGCCAGTTAGTCAATGAGGAATGGAATGAGTTCGCCCGCCGCGTCCTCCCTCCTGACTGCTCCTCCATTCAGAAGCGGGAATCGAGAAGGGCGTTTTATGCCGGAGCGTGGGCGGTGATGATAAAGATATCCGAGTCGATCTCGCACGAATCGGAGCCGACCGACGAGGATTTGAGTTTGATGGACGACGTGCATGCGGAGATGGAGAAGTTTGCGTTGGACGTGCTGGAGGGGAGGGCCTGAAGAAGATGAATGTCAGCCGCATCGGACGCCCGCTATTCAAATGCCCGGAGATCATCCGTTCGCCTGGGGGGAGGAACGGGGAGGTATGCGGGAATCTCACGACGATGAAGATGTGCGGGCATCATCGGGAGCAGAAGATAAGGGCGGCGAGGAGGGACGCGGCGGAGGCGGCTAAGCATTTCGTCGCGCTGGCGGACGGATATGGGTTGGAGGGGGTGCCGGGGTTCATGCATCTGAAGACGATGGTGGAACAGTTGATGGAGGCGGAGAAGCTGGAGATGGAGATGAAGGGATGAGCGCCGATACGTTTTTATTCTTGATTGTCCTCGTCTGGTGCTTGAGAGAAGACCTCAAGCTATCTTGGCGAAAGAAGAAATGGGACGATCTTACTGCTGAAATAGACCTGGATTCTGACGGATATATTCCTCCCCGCGAATAGCGACCGGAGGAATCTGCTTACCTGCATATTTGGCCACTCCCGCTCCGGGTATCCTCGACGCTCTATCTAAGGCAATGGCTACTCTGCTCTTTATCGCCGGGTCTTCGAGCATCTGCCTGACCATAATTCCGGCGAGCGCTCCCATCGTATGACCTTCTCCATGCGCGCCCCCGGCCGCCGCTCCGGCTAGAGCGAAGGGAATATAGGGGAGCGTCTGCTTGTTCATCTCGCGTTTCGTGAATCTCTGCAATTGGCCTTCTAATTCGATGAGCGCCCCTTCTCTCGCATTGAGCTTCTTTATCTGAGGGTAGATCTGCTCCAATTCTTCTTTTAGCGCGCGGGGGATCTCTTTATTGATGCGGATGGCGAGACCGGGATGGACGCCAGGATCGTAAGCGTTCATCTTTCGGGTGCGTGTCGTCTCGTAAGTCTGCTTTTTGATCGCCTGCGCGTCTCCTGTCGATAGCGGACGCGCGTTCCTTCTCAATTCCCCCAGACTCATGTCTTCCGGCTTGATGGTGACGGTTTTGGTGACCATCGCCGGTTGCCCTCCGGGAGTCGTCAATCCGCTGGAGCTGGGGACTTGGGTTTGGACCTGGATCGGCTGCACGTTGCCGTGATCGATGAGGAACTGCCTCTCTGCTTCATCGATCTGATCGACGAAATGCGCTCCGCCCGTGGCGTCCTTGCTCCAGGATTTCCTCAGCGCGTCTAGTTTCGATTCTATATTAGCCACGTAGCGGCTAGGTGGGATATCGGCGGGGGACTGCTGGATAGTCCGCTCGATCGCGCCGTTGAGGGAGTCGATGCGTCCGCGTACTATCCCCGTGGCTTTCTCCGTGAGGGGGATGCCTTCCCTGATACCAGCGCCTACGGATTTAGAGGCTTTGATCTCGCTCGTTCCGGAGGGTTTGAGGCCGGACTGGTAGAGCTTCATGGAGTTTACGTACGACCCGAAGACCCGTTCGAGAGCGCCTAGAACGAAACGGCCTCCTGTTTCGTATAATCCCTGTTCGAGAGCCGCCGTCCCCATCTCCTTAAGCGGGTGCTCGGACGGATTGACTCCCGTAATCTTTCGTAGACCTTGTTCCACTCCAGCGCTGATTCCCCCTGCTCCGGCGGCGGCTAATCCGGCTGGTATCCATCCCATGCCTCCCGTTAGAGCGCCTGCTCCGGCTCCGGCGATATAAGGGATGGCGGATAGACCCAGATCGACCGACCGCCTAGGGGCGTCTTTAGGGAGATCGGCTTTCTGAGGCTTTATTCCCAGGCGTTCGGCCGCCGCCCCGAAAGGATCGGCGTTCCCCCCCTGCCCTCTCCCTTCTCTCAGTTTTTTAGCGGCTTCTTCAAATGGATCGGCCATAGCTTGAATTTAAGGGACTTGATAGCCGTTATCGCGCGCCATCTTCTTTCCCTTCTCCACATCTCCTCCGGCTGCGTTGATGTATTCTACGGCTTCGTCCGTTGAGATCAGTTGCCCTTTGTTTTTAGGCTTGGGGAGTTGAGTCTGCCCTCCCCCTCCGATCCCCCGGCGAGTTTCGTCTACGGCCTGATCCATCCCCTTCATGACGTTCGAGATGCCGACCTTCATCTCGTTAGCGGCGGCTTCGATCGTCCCGGCGGCCATCGAGCGGTTGATGATCTCGTCGGCCGTCTCTGATCTAACCTGATTCGTAGACGTGCCGCCGGAGCGGAGGCTGGTGATCATAGAGTTGTAGCGGTAGCGGGCGGCTAGAAGAGCCTCTCTGAATCTGGCCAGTTCGGGGGCGTCGGAGAGATTGGCGGCGAGGAACTGCTGGAGAGAGTTAAACGCCCGGATTTTAGAGCGGGGGAGAGTCTTATTCAGGGCGAGGAGGCGATCGACTTCGGCGACGGTCCCTTTCTCGGCGGACTTCATCTGGCCGCGTAAGCGCATGAGTTCGGTGAGGGTGGATTTACCGGCGGCGAATTCCGCTTGCTGGGCGGCCGCCTCCTGATCTCCCATTTGAGCGAGGAGCTGGCCCTTAATGGAGTAATAGATCTTACGGTCGGGGTTATTAGCGCCGAGACCGAAGGAAGGGTCGCCTCCGCCGCGACGGATGGCCTGGCGGGCGAGGGCTACTTTGTCGGCGTATTTGGGGTCGTTGAGGTCGATCTCGCCGATGTTCGTGGATTGCTGGCCTTGAATGCGGAGAGTCGTCGCTACGTCTCTATGCTTGTAAGAGTCGATGAAGAGTTGCGCCGCCTTACGATCCGATGAAGAAGTCTTAGGATCGTCCACTTTGGCCTGGGCCGCTTCCAGTTCCCCTAATACGCCCTTGTCTCCAGTGACGGCGGCTTTCGGGTTGACGGATTTGATCGCCTTAGGTTCTATCGCTGACCCATCTAAACGGGTGAACGTCTTGTTGAACTTGTCCTCCCAGCCGTTGATCTTCGTGCCATCGTTCAATTCGATGACTACGGGAGTCGAAGCCTTCAGGCCGGCGCCTTTGAGATAAGGGTTGGCGCGGCCTGGATAGTTCATGCCGAACGCCTCCGCCTCGCTCATTCCCGTACCGACCATCGTTCTAAAATTAGCTAATCTCTGCTCCTCTTCGGCTTTCTTTTCGGCTACTCTCATCTGGAGCTGGAGCTGCTGGCGTTTGAGAGTCTCCTGCTCGCGGATTTGCGCCCTCCTTCTCTCGTCTTCCTCGACGGTCGTCCGCATCTCCGCTTGAGAGAGAAAGGGGCCTTTCCTCCCTAAGGCTCCTGGAGATCCTTGAGCAAGAGTCTCGCGTCCGCCTTCGGGGCTGACACGAGGGGAGAGGACCGGAGGAGCGCCCGGCTGGGGAGGGACCATCTGCTTCTGCATGAGGCTGCCGACCATCTGCTGCATGTGCTGCATCGGATCGTTCTTCTTCCCGCCTGGACCTCTGGATGCGCCTTTCCCCCCTTCTAAGTCTCCGAGAGTCTGGAAGATCACTTGATTGACGTCGGCTAGAGCGTTAGGGTCGAAGTTGGGGTCTTTGGTCATATCGACGAGACGGCGGATACCGGCGTCGATGGCCGCATGACGGATCTTCTCCCTCCGTTCTTTAGCTTCAAGAAAGCCTTGTCCGAACCCGGTAAGAAAGCCGCCGATACCTACTCCTGCGCCCATTTACGTCTCCTTCAAGACTCTGAACTGTACGCCGATACGATCGTAATTGACTAGGATTCCGGCAGGCGTATGGATGACGGCGGACGGATCGATGCGTTCCACCTCGTCGGACATAACGCCGATATATTCCGATGGAGGTTGACGGCGGTCGTTCAAGTAAGTAAAGCGGTAGACGCGGTGGCCGTTCTCCATCCCGAAGAACCTCACGTTGCGTTTCAGATGGCGGTCGCTCCTGGCCGCGAATCCGCCTGCTACACTCCCAGCCGCCGTAGCGATATCTCCAATCAACTTCATCGTCGCCGCGTTCTCGTCGTTGTTCTGCTGGCGCCTGGTTAATTGACCTGAGGTGAGGATGCTCTCGAACGTGGCGGCTAGCTGTTCTTGAGAGAGTCCGAGTTGAGTGAGGATGGAAGCGAGGCCGGTGAGTTGCTGCGCCGCTTGAGGCTGAAGACTGAGAATAGCGTCGGAAATCTTACCGGCCTTCTGGAAGGGGAGTTCGGCCAGTTGAGCGTCCCGCGCCCCTCCTCTGGCCATGTTTTGAGACGCCCCTCTGGAGGCTGCCTCAAACTGCTTATCGACAGCCCCGACAGTCGGGCCGATGGCTTTAGCGAGGGCGTTCTTATCGCCGGAGAGGATCGCCGACCAGTAGTCGAAAGGTTGGGCTAGCGCGTTTACTCCGGCCCCTAAAGTGTTCTGCCCCTGCCCCAGTGTAGAAGTAGCGACGTCTCCCAGCATGTTGAAGTTCGAGCGGAGGAATTGCGTCAGGGAATCGCCGGTGATGGGCTCTTTGACGATCCCCCCGCCGCCCCCCCATCCGCCCCCCGTCGAGATATCTTGATTCTTCTGGCCTGGGCTGATCATGGAGAATATCTTGGAGAATTGCGAGGAGATCGGATCTGCGCCTGTCATCTAAAGCCTCTGGTTCATCCTATCACTACCTTTAGAGCCAGGATCTTCGTGTTGTCTTTGTGCATCATCCCCGTCCCCACGTTCGTCCCTTTATCCGCCCAGAGATTGATGACGCCGGGAGAAGGGGAGCTATACTCCCAGATTTGCGCTACGCATAAGTCGAGAGTGGAGACGCCCGCGCCGGTGATGAGCATGCGGGCGATAGGATTAGCGACGAGATGGCCGTCGATGGCTAATCGTCCGTTCATGGCGTTCGCGTTCACGTCGATGAAGGCTTCAAATATCCCGATTACGCGGTAGTCTCCGGCTTCCAAGTGGAGCATGGTTCCGGGGATGGGCTGGGGATCGATGGTCAGAGTGAGATCTTTATCGGCTACGGCTGTAAAGAGGTTGGGGGCGGCTATTTTAGACTGGAGCTGATAGATGTATTCAAAGGCTTGATTAATGGCCTTCTGAAGCTCTGGCACGGAATTGGAGATGAGGCGGGGGAAGGCGCGTTGAGGGGAGTCGGCGGGGGCGGGCATTCTAGAGGCGGGCTCCCATAGCGAAACTGTTGTCGCCGAACGGACGCATGCTTATGAATGGACCCGTAGAGCCCCAACTCTTGATTTTTATCTCCAGATCTCTCACGTAGAGTCTGAATGGCGTCGGACTGACGGCTGAATATTGCGCTAGTTTCCCCTTCATATTCTGAAGGACGACGTATTTCTTTCGCATCATGATGCCGACGGTCGCCGGGATGACGTATCCATAAGCGATTCCGTCGTCCATCGTGATCGTCAGAGTGATGTCGGAGGCGGCTTCGGAGATGGCTATGTAAGCGTCCCGGTGATGGATGAAGCCCTGCAAGCCGTAAGAAGTCCCTTGAGTTATCCAGTTGGAGGCTAGATCGGGAGCGGGCTCCCACACCCAGTCCGTTTCGGGGAGGAAGATGCGGAGGATGTTCTTGGGGCGCAACTGGAGATTATGGGCGATGAAGGGGACGGGGAAGGAGAAGGGGATCGTCTGCTTTCCGGACCAGACGGTTGGGGGGAGGGTGAGGGCGACGATATCCCCGTCGGCGATGATATCTACCGACGCTGGGAATCCGCCGGAATCAGCGGTGAGCTTGATTCCCTGCATGAATTTAGCCCCCGGAGTCCCCAGTTCGATGATGGGAGTGCGCTCGAAATAGATCTCAGGGTAAGGGTCGAAGTCCCAGCGCGTCCGAAAGTACCCCCACCGCTGGCCGGGTTGAGGCTCCCAGCGGACGAGATGGGAGACGACGGGGGGCTCGACGACGAAGGGGAACTCGCGCTGGCCGTTGGCGGTCAAACTGATCGCGGTAAGCTGGATGCCTTTGTCGTTTTTCAGCGCGAGAGTGACGTTGGCGTTTCCCGTCTCCAGTCTGAGGACGCCGCCACGCATGTACTTATCTCCCGGAGCGCCGCAGTCCTCCCATGCAGTGATTAGTTCGGCGAAGGGAGGATAGTTGTCGTAGATCCACTTGACGGAATGACGGCGCCAGTGGCCGAGAGGGATCAATCTTATTTCTTTGGCGTTGAAGGGTACGGCGAACCCGATTTCAGTGAGAGTTTTCCCGTTTTGGACGATCGCCAATCCCGGCCCTAACTGCCCGTCGAACTCGATATTGAAGCCAACTGACGCCCCTTGCGTATCCCCTTCGATCTGCACCCCTCTTATATATTTGACGCTCGGCCACTGCTCCAGATAGAAATCCTCTTTGATATTGAGGTATTCAGGGTAAGGGTCCCAGAGCCAGCGGACACTGAATATTTGGCAGGTCTTCTGATCGAACGGGACCAATCGCATCTCATGGGCGATTATGGGGGTGATGAAGTAGGCGTACTCGGACTGCTGGATGGCGGCTAGAGTTATCCCTTGCGCGTCTATCCCTCCGTCGGTCTGGATGATGACGGAACGCGATCCCGAGACGGTGAACTGTCCGCCAGCGGAAGCCAGAGGGGCTACGGGGTGGTCGATCTGGGCTTTACCGGCGACGACTCCCGTAATCGTAGCTTGTCCCATGACGAAGCCGTTGACAGGTTGAGTGATGGAGAGGATGGCGCCGACGTCCGTTGGCTGGAAAGCGTAAGAAGCCGACGAAACTAGCTGGGCGTCCGCTAGATCTACAGTAAGATCGAATCCCGTTGCAACCTGGGATATGGCCGCTTCGATGATTACCCCCTTTAAGTATTTGGCCCCGGCTAATCCATCGTCGGTCCAATCCGTCGCCCGTCCGATAATGCGCTCCGGTTTGCCTACCCAGGAGGGCTCCCAGTCCCAGAGTTCGGTGCGTTCGGTCGAGGACCAGTGGCACCAGAGTCCGACGGTCTGGGAGAAGGAGTTGAGACCGGCGTTGATAACGGCGTTGTTGACGGTGAGGATAGTCTGCTGGTAGACGCCGCTCGGAACTAGATTTCCCGAGGCGAGAACTGTTGCGTTTCGATCGCCGAGGATTTTAGCGGAGATGAGGGTGACGTTGGGGATAGCTCCTACTACGGCGTCTCCAATGAGCTTAGACGTGCGGATATCTCCTAACAGATCGGCGCCCGTCATGATCGAGCATTCGATCGGAGAGCCTAGATCGTCGTCGCCGGTCAGCCAGTCGAGGGTGTGTCCGTCGGCTACGAACGTCGTGTGAAAGCCCAATTCCGAATAATGCGCCCGATACCCCTGAGAAGGATAGACGTCTCTAGCCCAGCCTTTCATCAAATGAGTATCGAAGAGGAGAGTGTCGGGGAAGTTGAGGGTATCGACGAAATCGAAATATAAAACGCCGTCCGACCAGAATAGGCGCTGCTGGGGGAAGCGGTTGGGATCGGGCGGATTGATAGTGACGGGAGCGCCGAAGTTCTCTGGGTTGGGGATGGTCGCTCCGAATCCGTTCTGGCCATCGTGGCCCAAGAATTCGTAGAGTTGAATGTCGGTGAGGGAGGTGGGGAGGCCGCCGCCGCCGAACGAGAATATCCCGTCGCGAGACTTAAAGTAGATGAGGTCGCCTACGCAAAAGCACCAGTTTCCGGCTAATCCGCGCGCGCCGGGAACTACTTGGGCGAGGAACTGGCCTGCATTGATTAGGTCGGGGACCATCTCGAACATGCGCTCGGTAGACCAGACCCAGACGCGGCCGTTCCAGATGCAGCCGTTTTGAAGAGGCTCGGATGAGGACGTTAGTTCGAGGGAATTAGCGATAGATACGGAGTCGGGATCGTTGCCATTCGTCCAGTAGACTGTTCCGGGGGAGCGGGGATCGCCACAGGCGAATAAATAGAGCCCGAACTGGCCGGAGCCGAAAGGACCCCAGACGAAGGGGAGGGGCTGGCCTGTCTGGAGCGCCCCGTCTACATGCCAGGAGACGATCCCCAGATTCCCGCCGAGATCCTCGTTTAGGAATAGGTCGCCGGTTCCGAGAACGCGGGCGATCGTATAAGCGTTTCCGTCGATGACGATCTGAGTCCCCGGTATCCAGGAGAGATTGAAGCCTAGAGCGGCGTCCGTCACTCTCGATCCGTTCCCTCCGACGCCTGAAGAAGTGGGGACCGCAGCGGTAGTAGAGGTAGTAAATCCGGCGGCGGGAGTGTCGGGGATGAGCCAGGACTGATAGAGGATCGATCTATCATCGACGGGGAGGGTAGGGGCTGAAGCTATATCTATGTCGGAGAAATCATCGACGATCGTCAGGCCGGAGCGGTTGACGACGGAGCCTATAAGAGACCAGGCGTTGATCGTCCCGCCGAACCGGTAAAGATCCCACGTATACTCTTGATCCTTAGCGAGAGTCCCGGCGATATGGATGGCCGGATCGGCGAATGTCACTTGCTGAGTAGCGAGATCGACGGGCGTGAACGTGGGGACGCCGGGGATTGATTTAGCGCCGGTAGGCGTATGCCTCAGTTGCCAGCGCCAGGAATATCCCGTGCCCGTTATATCTCCGGCGGCGATCACTGGGACGGGGGGACCGGCCTGATAGACGGCAAGTTGAGGGACGCCGATAGGATAGGAGAAAGGGACGCCTCCCACCTGATACGAGTCGGAGTATTTCTGCTGCTTGAAGCGGTCGTAGACGTAGACGAACGGGGTTGGATTAGAGATGGGGGACATCCCGATCATGGAGAGAGGGTCGCCGGAGAACCCTCCATCGACGAAAGAAGGGACGGCGGGGAAGGTAGGATCGGAGAAGAAGAGGGATTCGTTATAGCCGATGAAGCGTTTAGTCGTACCTGGGGTATCGGGATTGACGTCGTTCAGAGTGAGGAAGGAATGGATGTAGTCGCTGGCGAAAGCGGGAGGGAAATTAGAGACTGAGGAGAGGCCGGGGCGGGAGACTAAGATCCCGTCCTTATACTGGCGCACGTTCTGGAGATAAGCGAACTCGCCGTCGCCTAGAGCGTCGATAGGGCGGTCGAGGTTCATCCCCCGGCAGACCATCTTCTGACTCTTTCTCGAATAGGCAGGCATTTTATTGAATGTGGCCAGGATATTCTATGTCGAGGGTGAATCCGTCCAACGTGACGGTATTAGACGCGGAGGCGGCGGACCATTGAGCGGTGAGCGTCAGGTCGTTATCGTTCGTCCAGGTGATCCCCTGAAGCCCAACTACCCGATTGGCTTGGATAGTGGAAGCTCCGGAGAATCCCCCCATAACGCCGATCGAAGGGCCGACCAATAGAGCGCCAGCTCCTAAAGCATCGACTGTGAAATCGGTTTCCATGGAGAAGGCGTCGTTTGTCACGTTGTTCCCCACGGTGAAAGTGAACTTGCCTATCGGGACTCCCCCTAGCTTGATCTGGAAGGTAAGCGTCGGCGTTCCAGTGGAGGATACGCGACCGGCCGCTTTCACCCTTCCCACTCCTCCTAGGAAGTTGAGCGTGTTCTGGGGGATGAGATAGTGGCGATTAAAGGCCGTCTCCGCGTTAGTATTGGCTATAGCGGCCGGGGAGGTGGAGGAGGCGTAATGAAGCGGGAGGGATTTGTTGATCCCGAACCACTCCCCGCTGAAGTCGAATCCTATGGCGAACTTGACGAGCGTGCGCGGATCTACCGGGGCGTCGGTAGTCGATAAGGGTAGGAAGACGTTCTTGTTCGTCGTGGACAGGTCGAAACCGGCGGACGTCGAGATAGGAGTAGCGCCGCCGAGGGGAGACTGTACGAAGACGTTAGCTCCTGGAAACCCAGCGACGGGGGAAGTAAGCTTGAGGCCGGTCGCCCCTTGAATCGCCGTGTTATAGAAAGTGTTGTTATCGGCCAGCCTCAACTCCATCCCCGTCCCGGCGTCCGACCGGCAGATGGAGTTGATCATCACGTTCTGGGCGGCGTCGAAAATAGAAGAGACATTGGGGACAGACTGGCCGAACTGGCAGGCGACCGATCCTCCCCCTCCCGTCCCCGCGCCGATAAAGACGTTCTCGAACAGGTTCTTGTTAGCGCCTTCGACCATGCCGGGGAACACAAAGTCTACAGCTACTAAGCGGGAGCCTACAGAGGTCCATCCCACGGCGGTCAGATTTCTAAAGGTCCAGTGATAGGCGTGGACGAGATCGAGAGTCTGGGCGGCGGTCCCTTGGCCGTCGAGCATGAAGTCGGAGAGAGTGCCGTTTCCGACGGGACCGAGGACCTGGATCATCGTCCCGCCGGATGCGCCCGTCCAGAGGAGGGTGGTGGCGCCGGTAGCCGGAAACGCGGTGTCTACTCCACGTCCACCACCGCAGCCGACGAGAGACATGGAGTTGCGGGTGGAGCGGGTGGTGGGAGTACCGTCTCCTAAGACGATCGTAGCGGCCAGATTGATAGGTCCGCACGGCATCCTCACGACTCCCCCATCAGCGGGGATGAAGTTGAGCGCCTCTTTAATCCCGGACGTGGCAGATTGGATCGTCCAGGCCCCGGAATGATTGAAGGCGGGCGTGAACATGACGTTTCCCGTTGTCAGTCCCGATGTGCAAGTGCCTCCGGTGATCAGAACGGACTCAGCCGTTCCCACGCCGTTCTGGATGAGCAGGCGCGTGTTGAGAGCGGACCCGGATATCCCCAGAGGGCAGGGAGTGAGGATGACGGTATTGCCGATGCCGGAGGTGAGGGTTCCGCCGGGGGTCTGGGGAGGGAAGTCGAAGTCCGACGAGACGGAGTAGGTGAGAGAGGCGAATTCCGTTTTCGGCGCTCCGGCGAGATTAGCCTTACTTCTCAGATATTGAAGGGGCGTTGACGTATCCGTATTCTGATGAACGCCCGCCAGCTCGCTCACGACACCGTTCCCCGTAGCCCGCTTGATCAGTTTTCCAGTAGTCCCGCTGAACTGAACGTCTTCTCCATCCACCGAGACACCCGTGTTGGAGGAGACGTCTCCCGTCCCAGTACCGGCGACCGTGCATCCTTGCGCGTTCCCTCCTGAATCTATCCCGATCGTATAGCTTCCGGCGGCGCATTTCGTCGGAGTGTGATCGAAAGCCGTTGAGGTAGAAGCGTTACCCGTTAGGTTGCCGGTGACGTTCCCCGTCAAGTTCCCAACGAACGTACCCGTTGTAGTTCCAGGGAGAGTAGGGCTGGAGCAGATGGAGAGAGTGACTGCTCCCGTCGATGCATTTGTACAGACCTGATTCGCAGTCCCAGTGATGGAGCTTACGCCAGTCGTGATTTGTCCCGGATCGACCAGCCACAGATCAGAGAGGGTGAAGGGGGCCGGGATGCCCGCGCCGCTTAACTTAGCATCGTAGCGGCCGTTATCGGCGTAAAAGAACCAGTAGCCGAAAGAGTCCGCGACGAATGGGTTGGCTTTGGGAGTCCCGGAATTGTCGGAGAAGATCGTCGCCAGAGTGAGAGTTCCGGTTAGATAGACCGTGACCGTGCATTTGGGGTAGGACCGCATCAAGGGGGTCGTCGGGGACGTGTTGAGGCCGGTCGTGACGAGGGCCGTCTGGTTCCCCAATTGACAAATCCCGTACATGCGCTCGCGTCCATAAGCGGACGCCGAAAGTAGAAGAACGAAAAGAGAGCTAAGTAAGAGTCTTCTCATATTGCGCGGTCCTCGGAACGTCCAGCCTCGGAACCTCCCCGCTCATCTTTAGCGCCGGTTGTCGCAGCGCATCGTTATAGAAAGCCGCTTGTCTGATGCGTCCGTTCTGCTCTCCCGCCATCCTAATGAAATTCTGATAGAGAGGGGAGGTCACGGAGAAGTCCTGCCCTCCCATTTTGAAGCAGGCGATATGCTGGGCGTAGTCCAAAAGAGTGTCGAGCATGTCCTGGCTGATCTGGAGGAAGTCTCCCGCTAGAACGGGGACGGGGATATTACGGGCGAGATCGATCCCTACACCGTAGATAGCGTCGGGAGTATTGGCGAATGCGAGGAGGTTGCGTCCGGCCATCCCCATGTAATCCGGCTGCCCTCTATCGTTCTGCCAGTTCGGGCGGTAAGCGTCCATGTCGAATATAGAGCCTGAGTCCAGAGGGACGTCCCCGATATCCGTCTCCATGATAGAGGGATTAATCTGCGCTAACTCGACGGCCTGCTTGTATCTCAATTCGCAGTACTGAGCGCGCTCGACGTCCCTCCCCGGCCCGTCTGAAGCGAGCAGATCCCCTAAGGCCCCCCACTTCACTCCCCAGGCGAAATCGTCAGGGACTGAGAGGAGGACGCCAGCCGTGACGTCGAGAGGAGGTCCCGCTTGATTGATAAGCAATTCGATCTGACCGGCGTTTAAGAGTATCGGCGCCAATTGAAGGGAGACGGGAGGAGTCAGAGAGACGGAATAGGCAAGAGGAGGGTCTTCGGGATTCTGCCTCCAAGCGGATTTATAGGCGTTGATAGCGAACTCGTCGTCTCTCCATATTTGGCTGAAGACTTGAGGGTTGGCGCCGTTGGCCCAGGCCGCTCTTCGGATATCCGATATTCCTTCGGGGAGAGGGATTCTTCCGGATGGGTTGGGAGCGCTGACGATAAGGGAGCGTGAGATAACGCATCCCGAATCCGCTAAGAACTGATCCCTTCTCCTTTCCAGAGCGCCGACGACCTGAGGAAGATTGAACTGTTCGGTCCCATTCCAGGCGTTCGCCACGAGTTGGCGCTCCAGGAGTTGGTAGAGCATGACGGCGATCTGCTGGCGGTCGGTGATGTTGTAATCGAATACGCCCGCCGGAAGGATGGTCGTCAGATTATAAAAGGAGACGTTCGCTATCGTGTTAAACGTCTGCCGGTCCCTATAAAAGGAAGTGAGCGCCTGCCACGTCCTTAGAGCTTCGACTATATAAGCGGTCTTTTCGGGCGCCGTCCAGTAGACGTCGTTAGGATCGGCGAGGCGGAGGGAGAGGGCGCTTAAAGCAGCAGCGAGAGTAGTGTGAGTGTAAGGCATATATCCGGCTAGCGGCTACGTGGCTTATAAAGCAGGGAACGTCAATACCGGGATGAACCGTCCCCTGCGGCCACACGCCTTACGGACGCGCCCGGAGGCTTGGTGATGAACTCAGTGCTTCATCTTTCTCCCCATCGAGACGAACGGCGCCTGAGGGGAGGAGATAGGGGCGGATCGGGGGGCTGATCCTTTGATGGTCGTGTTATGGGCGCAGTCGGGGACCATTGGACGATTGACGAGGTCGGCGGACATGGGGGAGCGGACGTTGCCGAGGATCATCCCGCCGCCTTTTGAGTTCTTCATTCTGATTCTCCTTTTAAGCAGTTAAGATAGCACGTTTGTTGCCGCGAGTGATTCCGGGAGCGTTCGGAGTGACGCCGTTTTTGATCAGACGAGTCCGAACGTTGAAGCTTGGACATCGATATAAACGGGCGACGGCTTGATAGCTGCCAAGCCGATTATAGTCTTCGAGCAACTGCTCGAATGGAACCTTGGCTCTCTGCCGGTTGCTCTCTTCGGTAGTGAGAACTTTGAACCCGAATATCTTGGCTTTCTTCCAAAGCGAAGAGTAGTCCATCCCGTACATCGCCGCAATCTCGGTGAGTGGAACGCCGGATTCCATCAGCCGGAAGAACACGTCCCTTCTGATCTTTATCTGAGGGGTGGTCAGACCCTTTAGAGAATTAGTAAGAATACAGATTCTCCGATAGTCCTCTGCCAATTGCTTCTTGATCCTAAGATATGGAAAGACTCCTTCGATGTATTTGACAATAGAACGCTGCTCCGTTATCCACAGATTCCATACCTGCTTCCAATGCGCTTTCTTGCGCCCTTTACCGTGCCGGTGGGCGAGAACGTAAGAAGCTATCCCATGCGAGCGTAGGAAAGAAGATATCTCTTCGAGAGTGCGCTTGCCGATATTCTGAGACTGGCAGATTGTTACCCGGAATCTACCTTTAGCGCCGCCTGCGCCCATCATGTGGATGCAGCCTTCTCCATCGAAGAATCCCGCGATATAAGGCCAAGTCATTTGCATAAATATAAGGCGATCACGGTAAAAGAGAGGAGTAGTCGTGGTTTTGCAACCATGACCCGCCGAGAGGAAAATCGAACACACTTCCCTGTAGATACGCGATCTGAGGGGCTATTTCGTCATCCTGCTTGATGCACTGGATACGTTCTTCTTTGAAGGCTTTATCCTGCCATTGAATATAAGCCACCCAATTCACTCTCTCTAATTCAGGATAGGTGGAGAGGTTGGAGAGCGCCCACTCTCCAGCTAAACGCTTGGATAGATAGAGGAGGGTTTCTTCGAGAGCGTAGGGCATCTGAGGGAGGGGGACGGAGGGGGAGGGAGTCGGCCAGCGGATCTGGAACTGCGCTACGTATGTAGATTGGTTGACGGGGTTCGGGTAGAACTCATGAACGGGCTGACCCAGTTCGTTGCGGCCTTTGATGGCTAGGATGTAAGCGTCTCCGGTGGCCCCACGCTGGGGATCGATGGCGTTCAATTGCGCCTGCGTATAGAAAAGTCTCCTGCCTCGGATGGAGTAGCCGGAGTTGACGTTGCGGACGGAGAAATAGCGCACGAAGTCAACAGATGGGAGAGAGGCGATGACTGGCGGCGCATAGAAAGCTTTATAGACCTGATAGAGAGAGCCCGCGATCGTCGGTTCTCCATAAGGGCGGTCGAGGGTGATCGTCGCCCCATCGTACGAGGAGATATCGTAGAGCGGTCCGGAGGGGGAAGAGCCGATGCGGATCTGCCGACCTATGCCCAGAGTAGACGACGCCAGTAAGGGGTTGGAGGCGACGACGGCGTTAAGGGCGGCGATCGCCGTAGCATCAGGAGTCACCGTAAAGGAGTTGAAGACGGCCGAGACTGTCCCAACGGAGATGGAGTCGGGAGAATAGATCTGGCCGTCCGTGATGACGTTGAAGCTCCAGAGGCGCATATCCTGGAGCATTCTCCAGGCGCGGGAAAGGATAGAGGAGGCGTTGAGGAAGCCTAAACGGGGGACTGCTCCGATAAGGTCGCCGGTCAGGTCCCGATAGGCCATTCAATCAGGCGGTCCTTGCGCCTTCCTGGACTTCCCGCAGAAGCTCCGATAGAACGTAATCGGGGGAGTTAGGGTAGCGGTTGACGGCACCGCGCACGAGTCCCACGTTCATCCCCTCCATGCGATTGGAGAAGCGGAAGTGGAGGAAGTAGTTGGAGTTGGGGAGGTCGGACGGTTCCGGGAAGCCGCCGGGTCCGGACGCCCAGGAGGGGATGAAGATGCCGGAGGTAGTGAAGTCGCCGGTGATCGGGAGAGTGTGGATACCGGCGGACTGGAACTCGCCGCTGGAGTCGATGAATTGGGCGAGGCGTTTCGCTTCATCCCAGGTCGCCAGCTGTTCTTCGTTGAAACTGGTTATGTTCTGACCGGCGAATGCGTCGAGATCGAGAACGGTATGGATAGGTTCCGGCTGCGGTTCGGACTTAGGTTCTTTTTTGCTCATCGCACGCTCCTGAAATTCCACGCGCTGCCGGGAATGATCCCCGCCCAAGTCAGAAGCCAGAAGCAGGCGGCCAAGGCGAGGACGACGATGATGATGGTTTTGAATGGTTCGGGGACGCGCGGAAGTACGTAGGTGGAGAAGATCCACCAGACTAAAGCCAGAACGAGAAGAATGACGATGATCTGGAGGATAGGCATATGAATATACTCAAGATCCGATCGCCCAGACTCTCACCGTACGCGCCGAAAGATTCGTAGTGGCGACAACTTCCGCTCCGGTGGCGGCGGTGATCCATTGCAGGCGAACCGATGTGGATGGCTGTCCCGTCTGAAAGGGGACGAGATAGGCCACGACGATATAAGACCCGTCGTCGGAGGTCCCGTGAAAGACCATCTCCAGGTACTTCATGCCGAATTTGGACGCGGCGATCAACTGGCCGCCGGTGACTAGAGGGGAGGCGGGGACGATCACGGCGTACGACGTGGGGCCGAGGACGTCGGCGGGACTCCAGATCTTATTGCCGGGGACCGCCGGATATTCGCCCTGAGTAGGATAAGGCTTCATATAGAGAGTTAGCCTCTTTCGATCTGGTCCGCTAACTGGCGGAGCTGGCCGGTGATCTTCTGGCCGTCCGATTGAGTGATGACCGATTGAGCGGACGTCGGATGGATGGAACCGAGGATCTGCACGACGATGCCGAGGATCTCTTTGAGGATGTCGATCCAGCTCATTTGCTCGCTCCTTTGGAAGCCGGTTTCTCTTCTTTGACTTCCTTGGCTTCCTTGACTTCCACCTTAGCAGATTGCGGCGCCGTCAGTCCGATGATGCTGTGATCGGGAGTGGAGGGGAGTTGGAACACTTCCTCTCCGGCGGCGAGAGACTGATCGATGAACTTCTGCGCCCCGTCATGAGGGACGACGAACAGACGTAGTTGGCGCGCTCCCATGAGGATTATTGCCTCCACGCGGGCATGACTCGGGGGGTCATGGAGATGAGGGCCGTATTAGCCGCCACGACCTCTCCTACGCCCAGATATTGATGGATGGCCGCTCCGGCGGTTCCGAAGACCACAGCCGTAGCCGCAGCCACACCGTCCACAGTCGCGTTATCGGCTCCCGCTCCGGCGAGGGCCATGATGATGTTCTGAGTGGCGGCGGTGACAACGGCCCTGCATCGCACGCGCATCCTCCCGAGAACCTGCATCCAGATATAATTCCCGGCGGTGGGGATATTGACCTGGACGCCCGCCCAGATGGGGATGCCGCCATTCTGGGATTCGAGAGTGGTCACTTGGTAGAGATCGTCAGCGACGGACGTATCCCAGAAGAGGAGGCGTCCGCGCTGGAGACCGAGAGCGGCGGCTGCGGCGGCCAAGCGCACGTACATATAGACGCCGCCGTAGAGATTGCCGCCGAGGGTGGCCGGGTCGGATAGCTTCGCCGCGTCGTCGGCGCTCACCCAGAGCTTGCCCCCTAGTTGGCCGAGATAGGGCTGGACAATGGAGCCTGACGGGGAGACAAGAGGGACACCGGGGGATACGTCGCCTCCAGGGGAGTTCAAGTATCCGGTGGGGAGCTTCGGCGATTGTAGAGAGACGCCAGTGAGTCCGAGTGACATATTCTATATCTCCTTGAAACTAACCGTTGATCCCGAAGAGCTGCACATGCTTCCACGGGGCGGTGAACTCCATGTTGACGGCCGCTTTGAGCTGGGAGGCGATGCGCGTGTTATCCGGGGCGCGGATGAAGTCCGTCGGATTGAAGCCGAACTCACGGGAGTCGGAAACGCGGAAGCGGATGTCGTCCGTATTGAAGAAGACGAAAACTTCGCCCACCGTCAGAGTTTGATTGGCCACGGGGAAGTTGTTCGAGACGGCGGCCGGGGCTACATACGCTATAGTGGCCGTCAGATTGTTCCCGAGTCCGCCGTTCGTGGCGTCCGAATAAGGGTAGCCGAGGGCCGAGGGGAAGTAGTCGTCCTGCATGATGATGGCCCGCTTGAAACGGAAGCCCATCGCACCGAAGTAAGGATCTCGGACTGAGGCAGCTTCCTGCCCGAGGCGCTGCTGCGGCTGCATGCGGTTTTCAATGAACGTAATGACCGGCTTGTTCCCCACTCCCAAGTCTGGTTCAAATCGACCGCGCCGGGTGAGGGCGTAGGCGGCGTTCATGATGGGGTAGGTGATCGCCCCGGCGGTTCCGTCCTGATTGCCGCACCAGAAGACGTTTCCGTTGAGAGCCTTCCTCACTACACCGTTGCGCGTGGCCGTCCCATACGTGGTGTAGATGTTCCCGTCCCATGAAGGGTAGATCCCGTCGTTTATGGCTTCAACCCATCCGTTGATGTTGATGTTGCGCGGGGCGATGACTCCATTCTGCTGGATGTCGAGGGCCATGATGGCGCTGATCGTCTCGTAGGCGTTGGCCATGTCCGTTTCGAGCAGGCTGAAGATGGAGAGGTCTCCTGTATTGAGGACGTCGATATCTTCTAGATACTCGATAATCATCACGACGTAATAGCGCGGGTCGAAGACGGTCCCGCCGAGAGTCTGAGGCTTAGTGAGATTGAAGCCGCCGATCCCCTTCGCATACGCCCCGCCGTTCAGAGGGTTGTAGAGGAAGGTATTGCGGGTGAAGGCGCCGCCCTTGAAGGGGACGAGGCATTTGGCGCGGATGTGCGCTTGTAACACGCTGCCTAAAAAAAACTGGTCTTCGATGGCGCTATCATTTATTTCCGGGAGCGTCGTCAAATTTACTTCGTCGAGAATCGGATCCGCCATAGAATCAATAACTTACAAGCCTACTGTACTAATTCCTTAGTAGACCGAAGTTCTCCTTTTTGATAGACGTTCTTACCTTTGGTTTGGCCCTTTTTCGATGCCGCTTTCGGGCCTTCGTACTTCGGACTAGCCGGATCGTACCAGCTTCGCGCGTTCATCACGCGGGCTTTCATCCAGAAGTCTTCACGGGCCTTGATGATCCACTCCGGGTATCCGTTACGTCCGAATTCCCGGTTCCAGGCCGTCATCTCCTCCTGGAATTCCATGCAGAGGCTTGCGATCTTTCGCTTGACGATCAGATATGAGAAAAGCTGATTGAGGCAGGCGTGCGCTCCAGAACCCCAATGCTGCCAACGCCAGTATGTGACGCCCTTGGACTTGTAGGAGAAGAAGTGACCGCCGAACATGCGATGGAATATCTCCAGCGGCTCCGGCTTCTTCTGACTGATGGCGACACCGAGCGTATAGCAGTAATACACGCGATGATCGCCTTCTTTTTTGGTGGTCCGTTCTCTTTTCTGACGACTGATGCTTACACACCCTTCGCCGTCCATAAAGCCAGCGGCCCAAGCGAGTTGTTCGTTCTCAGAGAGTTTACGCATCCCTCTATTCTATCCAGCTTTCTTCTCCGGCTCGCCCCATTGTAGTCCAAGTGAGCGCCGCCGCATGAAGTTGGCCGCCGCCGCGTCCGCCCCCCTCAGCCGCTTCTCCTCATGCTTCCCGTCAGTCTTCCCTCGGCCGTCTGATCCGCTCTTCCTGGCGTTTATTTCCTCTTGCTGGAAATCTCCATCGATAGCTTCGACGTCGAACTTCTTTTGAAGGAGGGGAGAACGCTGGGAAGCGGGTACCATCTCCACACCATCCCGCTTCTGCCCCCCGCTTAGGGCCTCCTCGGTGCGGCGGGCTTGTTCGGCCTTGTCCCACTCGTCCTTCCATTTGGCCTTCTTGATCTCGTCGGACTTCTGCTCGCGGATGAGAGGGATGTTGTGCTTGGCCATCCATACGTCCTCCAGGGACATGTTCTTTTCGCGGGCCTCGCGCATGATCTCCGCCTGCTCTTGTTTGGTAAGGCGCTTGCCGGTAAGCTCAAAGTGTTCGCCGTTGATGGCCGACCAGACGATGGGGATGGCGGCGAGTCCGCTCATCTCGGGGACGATCTTCTCCGATATCCTCTTAAAGAGGTCGTCCTCGAAGGTTTTGAGGCGGGCTTCGATGTCGATCCCGGAGTCTTTAGGGACGACTCCTTTATCGGCGGCGAAACGAACGTCGGCGTCGGAGGGGATGTCGTCGTCGGCCAGAGCGTATTTCTCTTTGACGACCTGGAGCATGGCCTTGGCGCGGGCGAGGGAGATCTTGTCGGAGGCGGCGTCGGACATGATCTTTTTGATCTTCTCGTCCGCCGAAGTGAGACGCTGCTCGTAATCGGTTATCAGGGTTTCGGCCTGTTTCTTGGTTTGGGCGGCCTCCTGGAAGCGGCGGGTTGACTCCGCCCTCCCCTCGAAGCCGGAGAGAAAACGGTTGGCGGCGTCCTCCTTAGATCCGAGGATCTCCAGCATCTTCGAGGCGATATCGGGATCGTCTCCCGCCACTTCCTTGACGTATGCTTCTAAAGCCTGTTTATTCATGGATAGCTCCTTTCGGCCACGTAACGAATACATGGGAAACGTGGTTATCGAATCCTGCCGGGAGAGCCTGGGAGTTGTCCTTCAGCTTATCCATATCTCTAACCTCCGATATTGGGACTGGAGGGCTCCGGGCTTCCAGGGTTGGCTACGATCTGGCGGAGAGCGGAGCGGAGGGCGTCGACTGTCTTGCGGAAACTGGGGGCGGCCGAGGGGAATTGTTTGGCCATACCGACCAGTTTCGTTTCGATCGAGCGGATCTCCTGGATCGTCATCTGCATGCCCTTATCGCCGCCTTCTTCCCCCGTTTGATCTGCTCCCGCCTGCGCTTGAGCGGCTTCAGGAGAAGCTCCGGGAGAAAGGCTCGATCCGGCCAGAGTGGACGGGGAGGCTCCGGGAGACGGGGAAGAGGAGGGAGAAGGGGACGGGGACATAAATCAGAGAATAAGGTTATCGGAGGTGCTCCGGCCTTGTTCGACGATCTCAATCGATTTCAACTAACGCTCCACTTTTTAAGGCGGCCTAAGGGATGAGTCTTAAACCGCCTCGTGACGATGCGAACGAACGAAATAGAGATGCGGATAGTCGATCCGCTCGATTTTGAATTACCGCTTTTTGCCGCGATGTTTGCCACGGCGGCCGCGGCGGTAAGCTACTTCCTCGGCGTAGAACATTGGCGTTCTCCTTTCCCGACTTGTCGCGCCTCCTTTTGAAGAGGAGATGCGGTGTATATCGGCTACTCAGAATACCGGCCCACCTGAGGATCGTCGGCTAAAAACTAAAAGCCCCTCTGGAGGAGGATTGTCTCCAGAGGGGCTTCGAGGTTCGTGACCTAAGAATAGCCCAAACGAGCCGCTTCAGTTGGAACTTTAACAGGAACCTTAAGCGCCTGTCAACTGCTATTTTCAGGGGTTAGTCGAAAAGGGGCCAGAGGATCTCCCAGTCGTCGCCGGATGTAGGGGTCATATCATCACCTCCTTTTAGAAATAGGTCAGCCTTTCCAGATCATGCGGATGACGATCTCCGTAACGATGGTGATGATGAACATAAGGGCGGTCATCACGGCGCCGATCATCCACAGCCGCCCGTCGTAATTGGCGACTTTCGTTTCGATGGCCTTAAGGCGGGAGTCCATCGATTGAGACAGAGCGGAGATGTGGGATTCGATACCGGCCATACGGGCGTCGAGCGCATCTCGGGTGATATAAGCTCCCCGCTCTTCCCCGATCTGGGCGCGGACTTCGTTCATTTCGATGAGCTTGGATTTGAGGTAGGACTTGAACTCCTCGACGGCCTGCATGAGGAGTTCGTGCTCGCGCTCGTGGCCGACGCGGTGGGAGGAAAGGAGGCGGTCGAGAGCCGCCAAGTCTCTCTCCAGTATTGCGATGCGCTCGCCTTCCGTCATATTCGAGAGTTAGTCCCCCGTAATTACCAGCCCCGGAACCTAAGCCCTATGAATTGTCGCGTGAAGAGCCTATCGTACATCCCAAGTCATCCGAGGATTTCTGCTTAGTTTTGACCTACGGGGGTTCCTCAGGGTACGTCTTACGTCGTTAGGGTAAACCCCACGCTCATCATATCAGATGAGAGGGGGGGATTTGGAGTAGGCGCGGGCGGCCAGCAGAATAGGGACTATTTGGATGAGGGAGGAGAGGAGGAGCATGAAGACGGTCATAAAAAAGAAGGGCCGAATGTCAGTCGGCCCTTCCCATTCTGTATCCGGTTAGTACTCTACATGCGCTCCAAGTATATCAGATCGGATGCGCTCCGGCCCTGAGTCCTCCACCATACAGTCATTTTCCTCTGGCGGACGTTGCCGAGGACCCGCTTGCATTCCTTGCAGTACCTCGCGCCGTTCCTGAAATACCCGGAGTTTTCCTTCGTGTATTCGTGCCCGCGGAGGCAATGGGTTTTCAGGTTACGCATGGAACTAGACTTGCTGCTTGAACTCGGCGTATCCCCCGGCGCGTCCCTGAGAGAAGTGGATAGTGAGGGAGCCCGTTCTCCGCTCTTGTTTGATAGTGGAGAGGATGAGATCGATATCGGCGACCGACAGTTTCAGGATCTCAAATCGGTTAATAGCTACGGCGCTTCCCGGAGCGGCGGCGCTTTGAGCGAGACTGCTTTTTGATAACTCCGCTTGCCTGTTGAATAGCCGATGATTTTGAAGCTCCACGACGCTTTGCGGATTCGTAGATATGCATCCACTGACGGCGGCGCTTGGGAGTGTCGGCTTTTTTGGTGAACCGTTCGGCGGGCATTTGTCCTCCATCCTTCTATCTCCGGCTCTCTCTTATAGTAGACCGCGTTCCGGCGTCCAGATGTTTTTGTTCCAACACTGGCGGCTGATTTCCAGTAGGAGGACGACCGGCGCCTTTCTGTCCTCCCCCTGCACCCCCGCCCGCTTGCTCTACAGCAGATTTCACGCGCTGCTGGATCTCCAACTGGACGATATACCTCTCCATGACCGTTCTTGCCGGTCTCTTCTCTCCCGTTTCAGGGTCGGTGAACTGAGGGGCTTCTCCGAACTCTTTGATGTCGAATAAGTTAGCAAGGGTCCACCAATCTATCGGGAAGCCCGTCCTCATCAGTTGGAGGTGGAAGAGTTTGCGCGTGATGGAGTTGAGTTCGTGGAGAGAATAAGGGACGACGGAGAACGCGAAGTTGTCCTTGTGCCAGCGCGCGCGCTGGAAATAAGGAACGCCGTCGGACGAGTCGATCTTCTCCATCTCTATCGTCACAGCGTATTTCCCTTCGTCCCGGATGTTGCGGATGTCCTGAGTCGAAGGGATGAGCGTTCCAGGGTCATAGTCGAAGTCTTCATTCGTCAGCCCGTCGGTCCCGATCATCTCCATGCGTCGGCGGGCGGAGATGAACTGGAAGAAGTCCGATTTCCACATTTCTCCTAAGGCGCGGATGGATTCCTCCATGTTGCGGGACTGGTCGCGGACTAGCGGGCCGAGCGCTTCCATCATCTTGTCGATGGAGTCTCCGGCGGGGAGCTGGCGGGCGCGCGACATAGCCACGGCGTCGGCGACTCCCATCTGATGAGTCAGGCGGTCCTGATTCTGCTGGATGACTTCGGGGATATAAGCCGGGAATTCGTAGTATTGGACGGGGAGGAGAGGGGACATCTGGTCGCCGCCGCCGAACGTCATGTCGAGTCCGATTACTTGGTTGGGGATGCGCGTGTTGAGGGTGGAGGCGAGGGCGTCGGACATCGTGTTGCGATCGAACTTGCGGGGAGGGGATAAGCGAACCGCGCATGAGTCGACGACTCCCCTCAATAGCTCGTTATCGGCTTTTTCAAGAGACTGACCGGCGCGGGTTAGCGGCATGCCGAGGAAGAGCCACGGCCAGTCATCGGCCCGCAACTGAGCGACGGGGTATTTCCCATGCCAGTACGGGGAGCATTGAACCATCGGATCGGGGTTGCAGCAGAGGTCGTCGGTGCAGATGATCAGGCGCTTGTTAGGGTAGAGGAGGCAGTCTTCATGGGAGGCGCGGCGAAAGATGGGAGAGCCGTTCTTCTCGCCGATTTTGATGTCCTTCCCCACGTACGGGACGATATAAGACCAGTTCGTTCCCGGCTCGCCCATGAGCATATCCTGCCCGGAGTCGTTAATATTCACGTCGTCGATATAGTGATAGTAGATATCGACGGTCGCCCACGGTTTCACTTCCTCCTGCTGGGTGGCGCCGGGGCCGAACTTTCTAAGGGCGGCCGATGCGTACTTTACCGCTTGGGAGATGATGGTCCCGCGCCCCTTGACGTTATCCCGCTGAGACGTGATGCGGTCGGCGATCAGAGGGAACAAGCGCATCGCCTCGTGAATGGGGGTTTCGACTTTTAAGCAGACGGAATACGCCTTCTGAAGATCGTGATTTCGAGGGAGGCCGAGAGGGAGGACGTCGAGCGGCCCGTAAGCGTCCCAGATGAGATCCCCTTTCCCTTTATAGTGATAGGACTTATCCCATCTCTCCCCTATATATCCCGTGCCGCATCCGCATGCATATTGCCAGCCTTTTCTCAAGCGCCGGTCGGCGAAGGTCATCTGCTGCCAGCTCATGAAGCACTTGTTGAGGATGTCGCGCTGGGCCTGGAATTCTGAGATCTCAGTCTTGAAGGCGGGGATGATGCGGATGTTCGTCTGCGCGGCGACGAGTTCTTTGAGGTTGCGGACGGTGAGTTCGAGATTGACGTCGGAGAGGGATTGAGGGCCGGTCTTTGGGGAGACGCCGTTGATCATGTCCAGGCCGGTTTGAATAAAGGGGTAGGCAGGCTGAAGCCTAAGGTAGGATCTAGAGGTTTTGACGGCGGCCTGAGACCAAGCTAGTAAGTCATCAGGGGTGCAGATAGTCTCCCCGCGAGTGTTATAGGGGGTAGGAGCGAGATAGTCTAAATCGTGGATCATCGGATGGCGTCCGGAACTTCCACTAATCTCACGTTACGCATCGGTCGGTACTTCTCGAACCAGATATTCGAGGATTCTACGAAGACGTTCCAATGTCCTCCGGACTGAAAGCTGTATATTATCTGTCCGGACACTTTCAGCCAGGGGCCTTCGCATCCATACGAGCCGGTATGCATTCCGGGAGGGTACTCTCTTGGAGCCAACCTGGAGTCGCCTGTAAAGATCTGCCCTATGGGAATGTCCTTCCACTGAACGGCGGAGGGGGGAGGGGGTTCCTCGCGGATGGCGGAAAGGCAGGCGCACTCGAATTCCGTAAATAAACGCGCGGAGACGTTCGTCATGCTTTACGATCCTTCCATCCGGTTTCAGGGGAGGAATAGGGCATACGATTGGAGGAGTCGAAGGAGAGGGCCTGGAAATGAGCGTGCGGGTCCAAAGGCTTAGAGAAGCGCTTCTCATGCTTGGCGTTGGCATAAGCCCGCGCTTTCTCGGCCAGCCATCGCGCCCGATTCGATAGTTTGCCCGAGGCGAGGAGACTATCGACTTTCTCCCTTCTTTCCTTTGTCCTCTCCTCAAAATAGAGCCGGTTCATCTCCCTTCTATCGACGGCCTTTTCGCGCTCGCGGGAGTTGATCTGCCGGATGTAGAAGTCCGCCGTCCGCATATCCCTGATCTCGATGCGTTCGTGCAAGTGGGGGGTGGATTCGGACGTGTGCGCCGCCGGATAGACTTCCCCGGTGGACAGGTCCTTAAACAAGACTATCGCGGGAAAATTGAGCGAGTCGCGCTGGAATACGGACTGATGCGAGCCGGGTCCGGAGCAGAAGGGCCAGTCTCCGATCTGAATGGGATCGCCGCATGATGGGCAGTTCATACTCACTAAACTTTAGCATAGGCGTACTTACCTTTAATATGTTTATGGAAGAACGCCCCAGGAGAGGAGGACTTCTGAAGCCTGGAGAAGACGGAGAAGGGGACGCCAGAATAGGAGTAGACGGAGCCGTTGACGAATTCCAGAGTGAGGGAGCCTGAGTCGGATGAATAGTCGAGGACTTTATTCAGATGGGAGGATTGGAAAGTTCTACCGGGTTTTAGGGAGTTCACATTTCAGTCCTTTCACCAGCGGCATGGCGTCGTATCCACACTCATTGCATTCCCATCCGGTGTCCAGTTCTCCTAAGCACATAGGGCATATGTCCTGCTCGATCAGCGTCGAGATAGAGGCGTCGGAAAGCTGACGGGGGTTAGTCTCTCTCATTTAGCGGCTCCGCCCTGGTTATTCTCCGAAATCCCCGCGTTCGACAGCCTCCCACCAGACGGCCTGACAATAATACGCGGTCGATCTATCTCCTCCCATCGCCACGATGAGATCGAAGATAGACTGAGCGAAAGTCTCAGCCGCTTTTCGACGCCATCCTTTATTCATCAGACTATTATAATCCGCTGGTCGCCTCCTGCGCCCCCGGTCGCCATCTCGCGTATATTCTAGGGGCGTCCTTCTGCCTCGGCCCTCTTCCCATATAAGAGTTCATGTTCTCCTTCGCCCGTTGAGAGAAAGTAGTGTCGAACCTGTATAGACTCACTATAACGAATCCGAGGGCCATCACCCTATCATCGTGCCCGCCGTAATCGGCCCTGATCGACTGGTTGAAATCGTCCGCCTCAAGGGAGGTCATTTCGCTGACGAAGAAAGGAGAACAGATCTCTACCTCCAAGTCTCGGATCATCTTCACGAGCATGTCGATCATCCCCACCCTGAATTGAAAGTTGGTGAACACCCCTATCTTATTGACCTGCTTGAGGTCCAGTTTCTTGTTGTCGATCATCCTCTCCACCCAAGGATGAAAGTTAGTCCAGCCGTGCATCTTCAACCTGAGCTGAGTCTGATCGCCATTCCCTCTACACTCAATGGCCATGCGCGGCTGACGGACGATCCCGAACTCATTAGGTACGGAGAAGTGAGTGCCGAGGGCGAGACAAAAGGGGGTGGCGTCTAAAGCATTCATTTTAGACGATGCGTATTCCCCGACTTGCTTGGCCGGATTATAGACAGACCCTTTCTTCAGGATTTCTATTACAGTTCTATCCTTCCCGATGCCGTCGGATGTATCCACTCCCAACCCGTAAACTTCTCCCGGTTCAGGAGCTTCCCAAAGATAGATCTTATCAATACCGCCCGCATCGGATTCGAGGGACCAACCATCAAAGCGAAGAGGAACAAGAGTGAATGGAATAGGATATCCCGTCCCCCAAGCGGAACGAATCTCGATCGGCGGCCGGTTGTAATCAACAAGAAGCGACGAGGGTTGAAGCCGGGAAGGGAGATACTCAGCAGGTCCCCGAAGACCGTACGCTCCCAGCAGAGGATAGGAGTGCGAACGGTCCCGATAATAGGTAATCGTTTCAGTATCGAAGACAGATGTGTTAGTCGATTGAAAAGCTTCATCGTCATTGGCGGGCATCTCCTGCAAAAAGCGGTTGAGGCGGCGCTCGCGGAGGGCGGCGTCCCTCTCGCACTCGTAATACCATATCTGCTCGATGGGCATCTCCCACGTAGAGCCTAGGTGGCGGCTTAAATAGTCGGAATGGCGGACGTACTCAGAAGCCATGCGCGCGTGTTCGAGCGCCCAAGGGAGGATCGTCTCGGAATAGTTTTCGGGGATGGGATGAGCGCGGAGCCACGCCTGCTTGGGATAGAGTCCGCCGACGAACCAGGGGAGGAAGAGAGGGCGCAATCTAGAACGTCCTTGGGGCCATCCGGCTTTACAAGACAGCCATTTGTCGTGCCACCAGTTATGCTGGCCCTGAGCCGTCCCTTCGAGAAAGAGTTTGGTGAAGACGGAGTCGTGCATGGCCCGCATCAGAGAGCTATCGATCAAAGAAGAAGGATCGTCGAACTCAGCTAATTCGGAGATATGGGCGAGTGTAGGGGTCGTGCCTCGCGCGATACCCGTCGTCTGCTGCCCGTGCTGGAGAGTGACGCCCGAACCATTGTGGAGTTCGAGGAGCTTGTTCTCGCGCCGGAACTTTTCGGACGGGCGCATCCACCAGGGCAGACGTTCGAGGACGAAATCCGTCATATCGAACAGGAGGCGGGTTTTGTCCTCGGTGGAGGAGGCCATGAAGGCGTTGATGTTGGCGTGGAAGATGATGCCGTGAAGAAGAATGAGAGAGATCAGCCTCGATAGCCCCAATTGGCGGGCTTTGAGGATGATGAGCATGATCGCTATATCGGCGTCCTCCATCTCGCCGATGATGTCGAGAAAGATCTCCTGGGACTTCCAGAGGGACATGTGGACGGTGTGATCTTCTTCATCCTTGATCAGGCAGTAGTTAGAGAGCCAGTAGCGGAAGTCGATACGGCAGAGGAGGCGCTCGTTTTGAACCCAGGCTACTTCTTCAGACGTGAGTTCGCGCGTCTTAACTTCCTGTTCCGTCTCGTGGTCCACAACGTAGATAGAGTTGAGGGAGGCGATCATCCGCTCGCATTCGGATAGAGAGTGGCGGTGAAGATAGATCCCCTTCTGAGCAAGAGAGGATTCGGATTTAGCTACCGACTGAGGACTGAACATTGATAGCAGAGGACTCTTCGAGGAGACGGTCCATATCGACGACGGCTTGATCCATCGAAGAGAGTTGTCCCTTGACGCCCGATTCGACGATGGCCGTCTGAGGATTGTTATTGTTGATAATCGTCGTCCCCTTTCTATCAGGGAGAGAGCCGGTAATCCTGAAGAATAGTTCCCTGTCTCGTCCGCCGTATTTGAGGTTATTGGCGGCCTTCGCCGTCCTACGAACCACCGACGGATGAAGAATAGAGGCCGCCATCGCTGATTCGCCATTCTGGAGAGCCCAGACCTGGGAGCAGACGGCGCCGACAAGTTCTGAGGGCTTGACGCCAGCGAGTTCGCAGAGGCGCTCCGGCATGACGAGATCCCGTTCTTTTTTGGGGAGTCCGTGGAGGACCTTCATGATGGACGCCATATCTTCATCCCCTTCATCGGCGGCATAGGCGACGTAGGAGATGTAAGAGCGCCAGTTGGGCTTCAGATCGCGGAAGGTCAACGAAAGCGGACTAAGAGCACGTACAGTCCGACGGCGAGCAGGAGAAGGAAGAGGGTCATTTTTTATTCCACGGGAGGGATTGGACGGCTTCTTCTCCGTATTCGGCGCGGATTTGGCCTTCATACTCTAGTACTCTAGCACGGAAGGATGAAGAGTCCGGGACGAGGCCCTCGCGGGCGGCGAACTCCAGTCTCTCTCCCATTAAAGCATCCACGCGGGAAGGGGAGACGTTGAGAAGGTCGCGGACGGTGGCTTGATAAGGAGCGCCGGTCGAAGGCGGGAGGATGGGGGACAGGCGTTCGAGGGCGTCGGCTATTCTTTCCGAGGCGAGCGATTGGCGTTCGAGCAGTTCGTTCGTCCGTTTAAGCTCGATGGTGAATTCGGCGATCGTCACGACTCTTTCATCCCCTTACCGGCGACGAGCTTATGTCCGCTCTTAAAAACGGCGGGATGATCCTCGGTAGGAGGAATTACCTGAGTGACGGAAGCCTTCGCCTGAGGATCGGTCACGCCTAAGGAGCCTTCGAGCGCAGATAGCCTGAACTTCAACTCCTGGATATCCTTATCCTGTTGAAACTGAGACTTGAGGATTCCGGGGACGGCGGCGAGGGCTCCGGCTAAAGATTGGGGGTCGGCGATCACTTCGATCTGATCTACTGGAGTCACTCTCGATAGGAACTGCCCCTCGAAGGAGAAGACGAATAATCCAACGTTCTTGATTCGTCCGTCAGTCTCCTCCCAGATCTGATTGACGATGGCTGGGAGGACGACTGTTTCGGAATCGGGGTGCATGTTCGTGCGCTTCGTCCAGTTGACCAGAGAGCCTATTCGCATCGGGTATATCCCTCCTCGAAGGCGGCGGCGGGGGAGAACGATTCGTAGCCGTCGGCGTACCTCACCCAGTACCAGCCGGTTTCAGGACGCGCCGCTGAGTGCCTCGGAACGAACTTGGCCGGAACCTTGAACGGCGCGTATCTTGAGTCCTCCGGCGTAATGATCAAGGCTCCATTCAGATCGTCTCGCTCCTTATCTACGTCAAACTGAATTGATTTGATCTTCAGCGCCCACACTTCCTTATGCGAACGGTAGCGCGGCAATGCGATCGCCGTCATTTCTTCAGTCATCTTTTATTCTCCTTTTTACGGTTTACGCGGGACTTGCAGCGGAACCTGCTTATGATCCCTATCTCTATTCTTGAACGGGAGGGCAGGTTCGGATCTCTGGAGGCGCGGGCCGAAATCCTGGGTGATCTGAGTAGATCCGCGCGTCGGAGAGGGAGTATCCGATCTGATCCTATCTATAGTTACGCCGGGGATCAGATCAGCGTGCTCTATAAAGGAATCCTCCGTCACTCTGAGGGTCTTATTTCTGACCGGAGTGGGGACGGGCAGAGAGTGTTCTTCGCGGATCTGGTCGGGCGGGTCGCCGGTGAGCGGAGAGGCGTCGATCGTCTCCTCCTCCTCGTAAAGATGAGGTTTGAAGGGGAGAGTCTCGCCGTGATCGGTTCTGATAGTGAAGTCATCCGCGATAGTTTGGATATCGGGCGTCGGCTGGTCGGCGTACATCTCGAACGTAATGGAGAGCCTCATCCGCACGCGCGGGAGGGTGAGGTGGCGCTGGAGCCAGGGGATCGAGTTGAGATGGGAGGAGAAGCGCTGGAGGAGGATCTCCTTCGCCTCCGCTCCATCGAGTTCATTAAATACCATTTCTCGGCTGAGGGGCATATTTCTTCTATAAGGGGGATTGTATCAGAACGCTGACCGTGATTACAATAGATAAATGCAGATGACCGAGGATCGCTTCAATTTACCGGAAGGAGAATTCGTCATTCAATGTCCGTCCGATCTGAGCCCCATCAGCGTCGATGAAATATTCGCCTTCTTAGAGGTCTGGAAGAGGATCAGGTTCCGCGCGGCTAACAGTCGAAAGAGGGACGAGGAATGATCGACTACGAGGAGAGGATAGAAGATCTTCATTCGCACTTGCAGAAGATGGGCGTCGTCGATCGTCAGGCGACGGAGATCATCCTCTCCTGCTCGATCCCCATCCACCCTCAATCCTTATATCCTCCTCTATGGATAGTCTTAGACGCTCCGGCTACGGGGGAGCTGAGATGGTTCGATTTTCAGACGGTGGAGATCGATACGAGGATGAGGTTGTGGAGGCGGGACCGCCCGTATTACACGAGAGAGCCGATCAGGGAGTTATTGGAGAGGAGGAAGGAGAACAGACTATTCATAGATATCGAGGCGCCGACGCACATCCCGTTGAGGAACTTAATCAGCGACCTGGACGTCAATACGTTGAAGCTGAGGCCGGTCGCGGATGAAGGCCATTTGCCGGACATGAATCAGATCAGGGAGGCGAGAAGATTAGCTCAGTTGTGCGTGCGAAAAGAGCATAGGGATGTGTTTCCCCGGCAGTGGAAGGTCGATGAGAGATTGATGGAGAGGATGCGGACGATGGTTAAAATCCACGTTCTGTACGGCGCTCATTGGGAGGAGCTATATAAGAACGTGTCGATGGCCGTTAGTTCGAGGGCGGCCCTCTTTGGTAGAGACTTGAGCAGGGAGAAGGCGGAGGCCAACGATCTGGCGGCGGGCGGGAGACTGCTGCGGGACACTTTATCGACAGCGGACAGAAGCATTCTGAAGGTGGCGATCGAAGGGACGAGGGAGGCCGGAGAAGAAGGGAAGGGGGAGTGGATCAATATCACGAAGATAATCGAGAGGAGCGGGTACGACCGGCATGTGGTGAGGGAGAAGATAAGGAAGATGACGCGGACGGGGGTCGTTAGTAAGAGAGACGGGAGGATGGTGGGGATGAGCGCCGAAATAAAGGACTTTCTCGAATCTCCCTTCTAGAAATCAAGCCTATTGGACATAGGCGGAATTGGAAGAGCCTCCTGCCGAAGCGACGGATTGAAGCGGCCCGATGTCCGAGCCGCCCGTGCCGAGAATCGACGCGCCGGGGTATCCCGCGCCCTTGAGCGCTGCGCCGCCGCCTGCCGTAGAGTTTGCAGTAAACACGCCGCTCGCCGGAGTTGTGAAGGGTTCGGCGGTTAGCGTCACGTCACCCGTGGAAGACGATCCTGCCCAGTTAGGCGAACGCGCCGCCGTCGTATTGAGATAGTAGGCGTTGTTACGGTTAAAGAAACCGGGAGCAGGCGCATTCGACCCGCCTAGGCCGAAAGTCGTGTTCTGATCGAAGACGTTATTCGTCAGGGTCAGTCCGCCCAGTAGAGAGGACCAGTTAATTCCGGCCACCCCGTTTTTGTAGAACGCGCTATGATCCACGGACATGCTTTCGAGGCCGGAAGTGCCAAGGAAACGTATCCCATCGATAGTGTTGCTGGCAAAAACCGAGTAATTTACCGACCAGTAGGTAAAGGGCTGATGTTGCGTGCCGTTATCCAATCCATAGCCGGTATTGTCGTGAATGTAGGCCAGATATAAATATGTGTTGCCATCGTTCAGTATCCCGGTGACGGTGCTGTTTTTGATTTCCGTGTTGATGATTTGCAGCCCGACAAAGCGTTCGCTGACATTGAGATCGCCGCGAACGCCGTAGGAAAACCCGTCCAGAATGCAGGTGTCGAGGACGAGCGCGGCGCCGAAGCTGGAAGGCGCAAAGAATCCTTCCGCCCGCGTTCCGGCTGTATTGCTCAGGGAGAGATTGCGAAATGTCTTTGCGCCGTCGCTTGAAGAAGTGAAGGTCGCCAGCTTGATAGAGTTGGTGGCCGTCGTGATTAGCGGCTTCGTTCCCATGTCGCCGTGAGCCGCGCCATAGCCCTCCACGATTAGGCCAATTGGTTGCGGCGAAGTATAAGCGAACGGCGTAGTTGTGAAGGTGTATGTCCCAGTCTTGATGTGGACATGGTTGTAGGTGCCGAGCGCGATTGCGGCGGCGTTCGCCTGCGCTGGAGTAGCTAGAGCCCCACCCATAGCCCCGGTCATGGCTGTTCCGGCCCCGGTGGTTACATTGTGATCGAGCGTCCAGGTGTTTGCGCCCGTGCTTACGGAAGTTATCAGGTAGAAGCTGGCCGTGTAGTTGACGCCCCCGGTGATCTGCAAGACGTTGCACTTATCCCCGGTGATAACGGTGTAGCCGGTGATAGTGATGGTTGCTCCCGCGCCTACTGTTGTAGCCGTAACTGTCGTTCCGTTGAAGGTCACGTGCGCCGTGTCTGATTGGCTGAAATCGGTTCCTCCAGTGCAGGCAGGTGTCGAGATTTGGGAAGAGGTAAGTGTCTGATTGGCGTAACCGCCGCCATTGCCATCGTTCCCGGTAGTTCGTACGTCGATGTCGATGCCACTGACATTGGCATTAGCAGGGCGCACAACTCCATGGGCCGCAACGAACAGGAGCAGCCAAATTCTGAAGGTTCTCATTGGAACTCCACCCTCAGTGTGGCGTATACACATCCAGTGACGCTGGCGACGGACGCCCCCCATCGGTCATGAGCGGCGACGGGGAGAGTCCAAGTGCCAACCGATCCGGCGTCGTTCGTATGGGCGGAAGAGAGAGTCACTGGGGCGGAGGCGGATATCTTATTGCCGGAGGTGGGATAGGCGGCGTTAGCTTTCCATATATCGACGGTGATGGAGCAAGTGGCGAGGGCGGCGGCGTTTCCGGTGATCGTCGCGCCGGTGATATTGCCGGAGAGAGTTCCCGTATCGGAGTAGCATCCGGTGTCGCCGGTCGCGATGACGGTTGAGGAAGTCGCCGAACCGATGTTACAAGTGAAGGAATGGGCGCCTGGAATTCCCGTCTGTTGGGTGAACGTGTTCGTCGCCGTGCAGGCGTATAAAACTCCCGTATTGGCGGCGTCCGTTTTGAAGAAGAGCTGGCCGACCGAGCAGGTTCCGGGGAGGGACGTTCCGGATTTGATAGGGGCCGTGGAGGTCGCGGAGGTGGAATCGACGGGGCCTTTGGAAGTCAGTCCTCCGGTGACGGCCTGGGCGTAGAGTAATACGGAAGATAAAACAGATAGAACGACAATTGTAAGCGGCTTCATGGGGTGCTTCATAGGGTGAGAGCGGGTCGCACGACTGCAAGTTTACCAGTTCCGGATAAAAAATGTAGCTATACAAACCGATACGGACGCCGTAAGCTTGGAGTAAGCTTGGAAGCATGAAAACAGCTTGCCTTATTATTTTCGCCAGCGCCCAACTGCTGTCGCCGCAAAAGACCGTGAATTACATCCCGATTTCCAGTACGGATTTCAGCTCCGGTTACTGGACCTTCGTCAATCTGGCTGTCCATCCGAATGCAACGATTGCCCCGGATGGCTCGATGGCGCAGGGCTTGGACGATGTAGTGACGCCCAGCGCCGATCCTGGCGCCCATTTCCTGTACGGCCAGACGACACCGCAAAATCTGCCAGTCCCCGACTTGAACCACGTCTGCTTCAGCGTGTTCCTGAAGGCCGGAACCCACTCCATCGCGCTGATCGACTTGCAGGCTTTCCTCAACGCGCCCGACCCTTCCGGCAATACTTCTTACCTAGGCCAGATTCACGTCGATTTAGCGGCTGGCGTGATCTTCAATGCGGCTGGCTACACCTCGAACGTTGTCCCCTTCATCGCCGACGCCGGCAACGGCTGGTACCGGGTAGGCGTAGGGATCAAGCCGGTATTCCCGCACCAGCGATTCGTTGCCGCTTTCCCGCGCATTGCGCCACTCAACAATAACGGGCAGGTTTCGTATTTCAGCGCGGGAGACTCAAACGTACTCTTTGTTTGGGGATCTCAAATCGATAAGGGGACTACGCCATTGCCATATCAGCCCGTGCCGTAATCGTGTACGGATTTATTTATGGCCTAACAGACCAGAGCACCCAGATATCGATTGCGCCAACAGAAATAGCGGTCAGGTTATCGATAGTGCTTGTCAATTGAAGGACCACATTACTGGCGCTCGCCGTATCGCTACCTCCCACTAACGGTAAGGCTGTACTGAGATTCGTGGCGCTTACCGCCGTCTTCATGTTATATCCGGTGACAGCGCTGATGAGGAAGAGATTAGGTGTCCCAGTGGTGCCCAGCCCGCCGAGTAGCGACGTTGTGCCCGCGAATGCCGTGCTCGTCTTGAGCACATAGTTATGAACATAGCCATTAGCGAGTAATGGAAAGAGCGGAATTGTCTGGGTAAGTCCGCCCGCTTTGGCGATGGTCGCCGCCGTGCAGCCGGTCCCACTCACGACTAGATTTGTCGAGTTATTAGTAACGGTGCATTTGATCCATTGGGGGACCGCGCCGGGATTTGCGGCATTGCGGTGAAGTGTGGACTGCTGGGCGCACAGGACGAACGGTAGTAGCAAAGCCAGTAGTAGTCTCATCGGCACACCACCGCAGAAGCCGTTTTGTAGGCGAGCCATATCCCTCCCGATCCGGTGCAGGTATCATCTGAGCCGCTGGTCGGTTGGCAGTCGGTACACATACAGACGTCAGTATTGGCGGTGAGTATCGTGGAAAGAGTGGCAGCCGTACAGGAGCCAAGTTCGCTGGCAAAGGCTCCATTGACAATTACCTTGCCATTGAGCCCCGGCGCGAGCGTACCCGATCCAGGATCACCGGGTGTCAGATAAACATTTCCACCATTTCCCCCGGTTCCCATTGAGGCTGCCGCGTTTCCGCCAACACCACCCGATATGCTGACATTTCCTCCATTTCCAGAGAAAGCATTTGCGCCCGTCGCCTGTCCGCCATTGCTTGCGGCTATAGTAAACCCCCCGCCATTGCCAGCGGATACCCCATCAGCAGAGGCGTTACCACCTGGACCGCTTTGTAACTGAAATGTGCCGCCGCTACCCCCGCTAACTCCTCCATTCGCGCCTCCACCACTGATTAAATTCAAATTGCCACCATTACCGCCATTGCCAGCCACATCCGTGGTAGCGCCACCCTTGTAAGAAATAAGAGTGATATCATTTACAGCAGTGCCATCACCAGACGACACTGAAGCGGGACCAATTCCATTCGGATTAAAAGCTAGAGAGATGAATGGCGCAATATTAGCCGGATCAGCACTGAATCCAAATATTGGATTACTGCTCCCATCGACCAACAAAAACGTTCTTGCCGTGTCATCCCAACTGGTTCCGCTCATCCCTCCGAATGTCGTAGAGTTGATCCGGTACTGAAGGGTGAGGTCAGCGCCACCGGGAGAAGCCCCACCGCAAGGTCCGCCGCTGTCCGCCAATCCGGAGGTGGAGTCCCATTTGGCGCAATTCCCGCTGACGCCCGACGCCCCGACGACCGCTCCATCGATGATCCCCGGCGTATGGGGAGCCAATGCCATTGCGCCTCCCGATCCAGGGGGAGGAGTGAATCCCGTTCCGCCCATGATGAGCGCGCTTTCCGGGGGAATGTAGAATCCGAGATTCGTAGGCTGCGCGACATCGATCCCCGTGCTGTTTTCCACGATCGCCGAGCTCGTGTTGATCGGAACGCTGAGCGACCAGTCAAATAAGGACTGCGCTCCGAGGCCAGAGTCGGCTGTGTTATCGGTGTAGGTTGTCGCGCCTACCGCCACATTGGCAAGGATGTAATAGATTGTCGGCGTGGCGATCTTGGTACGGTAAATCCGCTTGCCCTGACTCGATCCGGTGTCGCAAGTTGGCAGAGTCAAGGTGACCTTGCCATTTGTAGTGTGATCGACCACGGTGACGCCAGCCTTTGCCGGGTCGCTCAACCCTACGGTAGTGCGGCAGACGACCGCATACAGACTATCCCCGTTAGGGACATTGCCCGCGCCTGCGCCTGCCAGGGCGGCCGTCAATCCTCCGGTTGGGGTTTCGAGGGTCCACAGTTGGCTTACAGCGCGGAAGTTAACCGAGGGATAGCCAGTATCCCAGAACACGCCGACGCTGGAGTTGACGGCCGCCGGGCCGAATGCGCCCGCATTGTCGATCTGGACGCTATTGACTGGCGCGGCGGGAGAACCCGCAGGCCCTGCGGCGCCCGTTGCGCCCGTCGCCCCCACTCCCGTGCTCGCGTTGCAATATCCCGTCTGCGGCGCGCTGAAATTCACTACTAAAGTGTCGGCGGTCGTCCCGCCGAAATCGTTGGGAATGATCTCCGTCAAGGTCCCGGAATTGTCGTAGCAGGAGACGACGGCTTGATTGGCCACTCCCGTCAGGCCGGTGATGGAGCAGGTGGAGGCGGCGGTGAACGTGCATCTGGAGTTTGCGGCGGACGACCCGGCGCCCCCTCTCTGAGTCTCGTAATTGACTCCATCTGAGACTATGCGGACTCCCTGATTGACGCCGACAACCAGATTAGCGGCGCCGTCGATCGTGCTGACAGTAGGGGTTATGGTCATCGTCCCAGGTCCGGGATTCTGGATATCGACGTACCAGCCGTTAGGGAATGTCCCGCCTGCTTGAGGGATGGATACTGCTAAAGCTGTCGCGTTGCTCAGATATAAGAGTTTGCCGCAGTCCGACGACAATACGTTGTAGGGAGTTCCAGTGACGATCTGCACCAGTTCGGACGCCTTGAGAGTCCCGCTCGTCGTTATCGGCCCGCCGGACATCCCACAGCCCGAGCCGACGCTCGTCACCGACCCGCCGACTCCAGTTCCGATGGGAAGCCACGTATTCGGCGCGGAGCAGTAATAGGGGCCGGCCGTGGCGGAAGTCTTAAAAAAGACGTCGCCGGTCGAAGGTCGGCATGACGCGGGGAGAGAAGGCCCCCAGATGATATGGCGCGCCGTATCCGACGTCGGCTGGCCATACATTGAAGTATGCGGACAGACGATGAATATGAAAAGAAGATATCGCCACGTAGACGCTACGCGGAGGATTAAACGAAGTGTAGGGGACATAAGAAAGGGCCTGTTTTCGGGCTAGTTCTGAACTTCGACGTTGACGAGCATGCCGTCCATCGTATCCGAGACGAGAAAGATGTTGTTGATGTAGACCTGGCGGACGTCCGCCCCGGCGCCGTAATGATTCGATTGGCCGGGGAGGAGGATGAGGGAGCAGCGCTGGCCGCCCATCGCCACGTCCGAGCATTGGCCGTCGCCGATCAATAGAGAGCCTGCTGCACCGGCCTGCACGGGATCGAACTGAATATTGAGTTCGCGGCAGGTTGGAGGGACGTCCGCCGACACCAGCCGGAGGAGAGTCAGCAGATTATAGCGGGTGTCGTGAGTCGTCAGCGTGATGGTGACGCCCGTATAGGCTTGGACGGATTCGACGCTCATATCAAGTGAAGTCTAGCACACATTAACCGGCTGCATACGATCGGCTGCATACGATCGGCCGTTTTCGGCGCCCCCTCTCGTCTTGCCACTGCATATGTGTTCGATGTTTGCTCATCGACGCAGGCCGCAAGCGGCCTCGCGCCAATCGCAAGCCATCGAACGACGCGCACTCTCCCGCACGAGCGTACGCAAACGCGGGAGAAGGAGAGGGGCGCGCGGTCGAATGTCGTGGAAACGAAGGAGGGCGCTTGCGCCCTCCGAGTTTACACAGACATGAGACACATATAAGGGCGAACGAACGGCGAAAAAAGAAGGTACTAGAACCAGCATCTAGAATGTCCGAAAACAGCGGAAAAAAGACCATGACCAGATTAAAATGACATATTAAATATCTCGGCCTGAGAATTCAGAAGAAGGGGGAAAGAAGACCACGTTTTCCACAGGATTTCCACAGGCTGAAAACTGAAAAGTTTTATACATTCCGGGTCAAGGAGCAGGTCCAGCTTGCCCGCCCCCGGACAATCGAAGGCCCTAGGATCTACGGTCGCTCTGGCGTCTGGGACTAGCCCCTCGGCGAGCTGGACTGGGAGTCATTCCGCTTGCGGAATGACGACTAGTACCAGCGAGTATATATAGTGCAATCAATGAGATGCTGGTGATAAGAGGTATTATCGCAAGTCAGGCGATAGAGCACACGCTAGAGGCATTCAATAGGCGTTATGAGGGAGGATCGGCACTTGACAGGCACTAGGCACTAGCGCTATACGTATAGGTCAAGTTTCGGATATTCGGACCTTAAGGTCTTAATATCTTAATACCTGAATATCCTCTACCGGCGCCCTTCATCAGTTCTCCCCCCCTACCCCTCATCTTAACTATAGTTAACCTTACCATCTTAACCAGTGTTAAGAATCAACGTATAACCGGCTATTAGACACATTATTGACTTGTGGTATGCATTTATTATTGCATTCCTTCACGGTTATGTTTAGGATAGAGGAGAGGTGAAGAGATGCAACAGACGCAAACGTGTAAAGAGATGCTTCCAGCGATAGGTGCGCGCGTGCTTGTCGAATTTGAGCAAGTGCGCATCGCCTGCATGGTGCGCGATGTTAAGAACAGTTACGGCAGAGTGCGCCTGCTAGTGGAGCCGATCTACGGCGCCGGAGAGCAATGGATAGAGATGGCGCGCGTTTACCATAGCGCGTCCTTAGAGACTCTAGAGGTGAAGAGATGACTAGACATTATCAGGGCAAGAGAAGACAGCAGAGAAGGGCGCTGGAGCAATTCGGCAGTCCGCATACTTTAGTAGTGGCGCGCGCGGCCGATGGGCGATTCGAGACGATTCCCAGTGACAGATCGGATGAGGAGCTGCTGGCGTGGATCGCTGAGAGGAAGAAGGAAGGGTGTAGCGTATTTGTGGAAGACGCGCGGATGTTGGGGATCGACGTACAAGAGACGAATACAGACGAAAGGATGAGGTGAAGAGATGAGACAGCTTTACTGTAGCCAATGCCAGATATTGGCTATCAACGGTGTACCGTGTCACGAGCGCGGATGCCCTAACGCTAATAAGTATCCAAAGGGTAATGAAGTTCCACCGTGGCGCCGTCGGAAGCCGAAAACGGAGGCCACGCGATGAAACCCAGTCAGCTCACCTCAGCGCTAGAGCTATTGATTAGCGCGAAACAGCCGTGTTTTATATGGGGGCCTCCGGGGATCGGCAAGTCTCAGGTAGTAGCGCAGACCGCTAACCGGCTGGGACTGGATCTGATCGACATACGCGCCGTCTTATTAGATCCAGTGGACTTGCGCGGTCTTCCGCATGTGAACGGCGATGGAAGGGCTCACTGGTGTACGCCGGAGTTCCTTCCGCATGACCCCAAGACTAAAGGAGTTCTCTTTCTGGATGAATTGAATCGCGCTCCTCAGCTAGTCCAGAACGCCTGCTTACAGCTGGTTTTAGATCGGCGGATAGGAGAATACATTCTACCGGAGAGATGGGTTGTATTAGCGGCCGGTAACGATGAAGGCGTCGGAGTCAACAGAATGGATTCCGCGCTTAGATCCAGATTCCAACACCTGACTGCCGAGGTGGATTTGGAGGATTGGAGCCGATGGGCCGTTCAGAACGATATACAGCCTATGGTGATAGCCTTTCTCCGCTCCTTCCCTCACCTGCTACATGCGTATGACAAGAGTCAGCGCGCGTTTCCATGTCCGCGGACGTGGGAGTTCATTAGTCGAATAACGGCGCTAAAGCCTGCAATCGATCTGCAACAGGAGTTATACGCGGGGGCGATAGGCGATGGTCCGGCCGTCGAATATTGCGCCTATGCCCGGATGTACTCTCAGCTCCCGAGTATCGACGCGATTCTCCTGAATCCCGACACCGCTCCAGTGCCCAAAAAGAGCGAACCTTCCGCCTGTTTCGCTGTATCGGCCGCTTTAGCAAGACGGACGACCGATAAGACTATCGGCCGCGTACATAAGTATATGGCTCGGATGGAAGAGGAATATGGAGTGTACGCGATGAAAGACGCCATTACTCGGGATTCCAGCTTACAGACCACGAAAGAGTTTACGAAATGGGCCATTGCTCATCAGGAGGTCATCTTCTAGAGCGCCGATTTATACGCACGCGCGCGTCTATATCTAAGGGTGAGTCTTTATATATAGATACGCGCGCGCGTATATACCGCTGCTTTTCAGGCGGAAAGAGGATTGACTTATGATCGCCACACAAACGCATTCGCTCACCGATCGGGCTATGCTGATATCCCTGAATATCCGCCAGTGGTCCGCGCAGAAAAACGATAAACGAGTAGATAAAGAAGTCTCAGACAACCACAACTCCGACATCACGATGGGACGTTATAACAAGTCCCTCGTTGCGAAGGACGCCTTGGAGAAGTTAAAGAAGATAGCCGGAGCTGCCAGGACTGAACACTATTTTAGAACCTTGCCCTGGAGAGACGACGGTTACCGCATTCTGTCGTCTGCTGGCTACTTCGACTACTCCGCTAAGATAGCTGACTTCAAGGCGGAGTTCGATAGCGCGTTGAACCACTTTCTACAGGCTTACCCAAGATACGTAGTGGATGCTCAAGGGAAGCTTAACGGACTGTACAACGCGGCCGATTATCCCTCAGCTTCCCAAATCGCGCGTAAGTTTGAATTTACGACGCTGATACAGCCGTTACCGGATGCTTCAGACTTCCGAGTCTCTCTAGGGGACGATGAAACCCGCCGAATCAGGGAGGAAATGCAGGAGCAGACCCAAGCGGTCATTGATTCGGCTATGAGAGACGTATGGAAAAGGTGTTATGACGTGACGCAGAAAATGAGCGAACGCCTTAAGTCCTTCAGCAGAACGGAGAACGGGACGCAAGGGGCTTTCAGAGACTCCCTGGTAACGAATATCACTGAACTGTTGGACATCCTCCCGAGTCTCAACATCACTAGAGATAAGGAGCTGGACCGGATAGCGGCCGATATGCGCCGGAACCTGACTAGCTACGACGCGGAAGAGTTGAGAGAGCAGGATACCGCGAGGATGAGAGTTGCTGAGGATGCCGAAAGGATTATGAAGGCGATGGAGGATTACATCTAATGACTTACCTGGTAATTACTGTAACGGAATTGGAAGCCGATAGCGTGAATGACGCGGGCGAAAGAGCGCTCGCGTTACAGATGGCGATAGGCTTCGAGCAATTCGTACACGTCAAAACACATCTGACGGAAGCGGCGGTTGAATCTGCGCTCTTAGGCGCGGAACTGGCGGTGTACTGATGACGCCTGAATTGAGAATGAGGCGAGCGCGTACACGTCTTCTCCTAGAACATCCGTTCTTTGGGACGTTGGCCATGAGACTTAACGCCACGAGAGACGATACTATCAATCCTCCCACGATGTGCACCAACGGGCGTGATCTTATCTATCATGGTCCATTCGTCGAAACCCTCTCCGATCCTGAGCTGATAGGAGTGTACGCTCATGAGGTAGAACACTGCGCCTTACTGCACGTGTTCAGACGCGGAACCAGAGACGCATACGAGTGGAACGTAGCCTGCGATTACGCCATTAACCAGTTATTAGTAGATGCTGGTTTGACTCTTCCGCAAGGAGCCCTTATCGACGCCCAGTATAAGGGGATGTCAGCAGAGCAGATATACGCCAAACGGAAGTCTCAAGGGAATCCGCAGCCGAAACAAGGCAAAGGGCAGGGGCAGGGGCAGGGTAAAGGGAAGCCCTGCCCTACTGGCACATTTGAGGATGCCCCTAAGGCCGATTCTAAGGATTCAGGCGGTAAAGGGTCGTCCGGCGGTCCAAAACCCCAGCACGGGCAGGAAAAGGGGCAGGAAAACGATCCTGGAGACGGTTCTGGGGACATTCCGACTGAGCAAGATTGGAAGATAGCGGCCGAGCAAGCTGCTATGGCTGCGCGTAAGGCTGGAAAGATGCCCGGTGAGGCAGATAGACAGATGCGGAACGGGCGCCAGTCTCCGCAAGATTGGAAACAGATCCTCCGAGAGTTCGTAGCCGCTACGATTCCGTCCGATTACAGCTGGAGCCATCCGAATAGGCGATACGTGGCAACCGGTTTATATTTGCCAGGTATGGTCAAGGAGAATACGGGAGAGCTGGTCCTAGCTGTAGACACAAGTGGGAGTATCGACGGTCCTATGCTGGCTTCTTTCAATACGGAGATTCAGGCTATAGCCGATGAAGCGAAGCCGGAGAAAATACACGTGGTCTATTGCGACGCGCGCGTACAAAAGACAGATGAGTTTCTGCCAGGGGATGAGTTGATACTCAAGGCGAAAGGCGGCGGCGGAACGAACTTCCAGCCGGTTTTTGACTGGGTTGAGGAGAAGGAAATACAGCCTAAAGCCCTCATCTATCTGACAGATCTAGAGTGTGGAGATCGGCCGTCGGCGCCGGATTATCCGGTGTTGTGGGTAGCGCCAGAATGGGCTAACAGAGGGGTAGAGTTCGGGGAAATTGTGAGGATGAGTGAATGAACGCTTTCGATCAAATGACAAACGGATGGACGCCACTGGAAAAAGCCGCTTTCCGCGCGATGGGAGAGCGGCTCTACTACGAATTGAATCGGAAGCGCAACCAGCATGGGAAAGTAGACGGCGGTAATCTGGCGCCGCAGTTCATTCTATACTTTCAGTCGCAATCGAGGATCGAAGTGGCTTTTTGCGGTGCCGATGGAAGCGAACACGAGCGAAAACGCGGGACGGTTTCGATTACAGGCGGATGGAAGCCCTCTTTCATGCTCATGCTCAGGCGCAACTCTCAGTCTAGTAGCTGGTTGTTGGGCGATAACGATAAGGTGATACGCACTATTGAGACGAAAGGATGAGGCCGCACTATGACGAACGAACGGCGGAAAAAGAGCACTATCTGGCTTAGATCGAACGAGAAAAAGCCCGTCCTCCCCTGCTATCCAATCGCGTTTATGGGAGTGGAAGGGTTCTGCCTGCATAAGACAGGCGAATTGGAAGGGTTCAGCGGTCACGGGTGGGTCGTCTCTCATATCCTATGCGGTACGCCGGTCGTATGCAGGACGGGGAAGACGCGGAAGGAGGCCGTTGAGATCGCTGAGAAATACGTTAATGGCCGTTTGAGCGCGCCGGATAAAGCGCGGGAGTTCATTCAGAACGGCATCGACGGCACTATGCGGCGGCTGCGGCGGCAGATGAAAGAGGACGATTTCACGGAGTTGATGAGATCGGGGACTCTGACGGATGAGCAGATCGCACTATTAGTGGCGTGTAGGCTGACGGCGGGCGCACTATGAACCGTTATAGGCCGCGCGCGCCGATAGAACGGGAGATGCCGCGTGCCGTCGGGACGGGCATCTATCTACTCGGAAAAGGGGGAGTGGGGGGGAGGCCGAACGAGATATCGCTTTATGAAGTCGTACGCTGGCCGGATGCATGGAAACTGGTTCAGCCGGTAAAGCGCCCGGAGAGAACGCCGTCCGCTAAAATCCCGACGGTCGAGTTGCCCGCGCGGACGCAGAACCTCGGACAGCTTACCCCGCAGTGCGCTAGAAGAGAGCATTTCACCGCACTATTGAACAGTAATACGTTAACGGAGGATCAGATTGCGCTGTTGACGGCGGCCATTCTGAGAGGGGAAGTCGAATGAAACTGAAAACTGAGCAGAACACGTTATCTATGGGACGCCGCGTGAGATCGGCGGCTTTTGATCGAGGACTGGGCCATATCGGAGAATTACAGACCGATTTTGAGCATGGACAATGGTGGGTCACGAATCGACGCACGGGCGCACAATGGTCCGTTTGTGACGCTGAGAGGACCTGGGAGCACAGACGGCTTCGACTTTGAGATGGTGACGCAAGAGGTCGAATGAGCGAGATAAAGATAGATCCTCCCATCCCCGTGCGCATCCGATCGGGCGTCAATCACGGGCTATATGGGCACGCCGTCGCCTATAGAGAGAGGGAGTTCAGGGTCGATTTCGGCTATCTGGGGAATCAGCTCGCCGCGCCGAATAAAAAGAAGTGGTATGCGCTCTACCGGCTGGAAACGGCTACGCCCGAGAGCATGTGTAAACTCGTCTGGATGATTCCGGAGAGTCCGAGGAGGGACAGGATTTTAGCGCGGATGGTGGCGCAAAAACTGGCTGAAAAGCCTACACAGCCGGTGCAGATCGGCGGAGCTTATGGAGCTGCTGGATTCTATAAGCACTATTTATTTAGATCGGGGGGCGAATGAGCGCCGCACTATTACCGTCTCCCTCTATAGGTGAGCATCTGATCTCCGCCGCCGTCCAGCTCCTCCCCTCCCCTCAATCCCGCCGCGCTTATTCCTCCCGGCTGCGCTCTTTTCTCGCCTGGGCGCACTATTTATCCCTTGATCGGTTAACAGTCGAGTCCTATATAGGGCATCTGATCTCCTCCGGCAAGTCGATCTCCTCCCGGAACCAATCCCTCGCGGCCATCAAGAGGCTGGCGCAGACGGCCGCCGATCATCACGCGATATCAGCCGAGACGGCGCTATCCATCCTCCGCATCAAGGGATCGATTCAGAAAGGGGCGCGCGCCGGTAACTGGCTCTCTAAAGAAGAATGCGCGCGGCTGCTGGAGACGAAAGAGGGTGCCGATCCGCTATATGAAGCGAGAGATCGGTCGGCGATCGCGCTATTGTTAGGGTGCGGCATGAGACGAGAAGAGGCCGCACAATTGATCTGGAGCCAGCTTCAAGATAAGGGACGGGCGGCGCGTCGTCTTAGATCTAAGGGGGAAGGGGGAGCGCATCCGCACTATCCCCGTCCCTCTCTGGGCTGAGTCCATCCTCAGAGAATGGTCCGCACTATTGCATATAGACGAATGGGAGCGCAATGACTCTCGCGTGCTGAGGAGCTTGGAGAGAGGATCTATCCACCGCTCTCTATCCTCGAACGCTATTTGGGAGATCGTGCGTCAACGCGCGTCTGAACGAGGCTTTAAGCTGGCGCCGCACGACCTCAGACGCACGTTCGCCCAACTTTCTAGAAAGGGGGGAGCGCGGCTGGAGCAGATATCCGCCGCCCTCGGGCACTCATCGATTCAGACGACGGAAAGATATCTGAAGACGGCCTTAGATTTGAGCGATCCGGCATGCGATCATCTGGGGATAACGCTCACGCATACGTCTAATACTTAATACTTATATATATATATATAGTACTTATATATAAGTATAGAATATCCCCCCTACCCCCCACGCTTCGATTGCTTCAGTTTGCGATCGAGGCACGTCAGCAGGCACGGTCTCTTCCCATGCCCCTCCAGAAACTTGGAGTATCGGACCCACGAGAAGTCCCCGCAGTCGGAGCACTCGCAAAGCCAGCCGAAGTTCATGTGATATTCATGCACTATCAGTCGCCCATATACCCGTTGAGGCAGTTCTTTAGGCGGGCGCGTGAGTTCCGGCGCTTTCCTCGGTTTGGGCGTGCATCCGCACGAATACTTCCCTCTCTGCAACTGGTTATAGGTGACGACGATCTCCTTTCCGCAATCGCACTTCACTTTCCACCGTCCGTTATGGAACGGCACTCTAAAATATCCTCTGATTCCTGCCCTCATGAGAAGAGTCAGCATGCCGATTTTCATCCCCGAAACGAACTTCGGAGGCTTTCTTCTCCTCGCTCTATCCTCTTTGCGGGCTGCCTTCTCATCCAAATAGAGTTTACGATCGACCGCGTCCATCGCATCCCATTGCGTCTTGTGAATTCCGTACATCTGCATGATTCTATTACGCATCTTACGCATGCTCAGCATGATAGCACGCTTTGGGAAAGCCCGTCCATTACTTTTGCACAGACCATAGTCTCAATCTCTCTCCCTCTTATATTTAAGTCTAGAGTCTAAGGGTAATTCATCAAGAGAAGATGTGAGACAGACGTGCGTGCAGAAGTTATGTCCATTGACAGCCGGTATCCGTTCATGATATACGTTAGTATATGTCACTATCCGCCAAAGAAATGAGACGTCGCAAACGCGCAGGTTGGGTCATCGATTTTTACTACCCGCGTCAGGCTATCCTCGTCAAGCTTCCCGTCCCCCTTCACGAGAAGCTCAAACAAGAGTCGGAGATCGAATGGTGCTCGATGAATGGGATGATCGTGGCCGCCGTCGAGGACTTCATCAAGAAGATCCGAAAGGAGAGGCAGGAGCTTCACCCGCTGAGAGGAGAGAAGGTCGATCTGCATACGGGGAAGCCCGTCCCCAGACCTCCGTATTCGACCAAATAAAAGTTCTTGACTTGACCGTGACGATCTGCTACTATTCTCTCAACCTACCCTATATGAGACAGACGACGAGCGGCGGCCGTTCTCAGGAGGGAGTGAGACGGAGCCGCTCCCTTTTAAGGGTTAAGGAGTTATATGACGAGCCACGTAACGTCTAGTTGGATTCTCATGCGCCACCTTGCGGATTGGGAGATCGTCTCCGTTCTCCTGTTACTGTTCTTTGGTATTTACGTCGGATGCCGCATGATCGCCGGGCAGAGAAAGAGATGATCGGTCTTGCTTTGCGTATATTCGCCCGTCCTTTGTCGGAGGAATTAGGGGATTGGATTACGGGCGCGATTCTCCTCTGCTTGTTCGCTTGCGTCTATCAGCTGATCAGGGCGAGGCAGGGGAGATGAGCGCAAATCTTCAATTCTGGTTGAATGTGACCGTAGCGGTATGCTCGCTTTTTGCGCTGATCGGAACGCTGACGCAAGGCCGAAGAAAATAGCCGTGATAAGCGAGAAGAAAGCGCTTGACAAAGGAATATGATGGAGTATCATGGTCTGGTGATGAGCAAGCGCTCCACGAAATCCGCTAAGAACAAAGGCCCCGCTAGGCTGGTTAAACAGCAATCTCCTCCTGCGCCGCCGCTTGTCGAAAGCCGTCCCGAATCCAATCTGATCGTCATCCGGGACGCCGACGACAAGCGCACGCGGGGGAGAAAGAACCCGGAGTTCCCGAACATCAACATTCGCGCGACCGCCGCGAGAATGAAGACGAACGAATCCCATCTGAGCAGGCTGTTGACGTTGAAGACGCGGCCGAGCTTGAAGATGGCCAGAAAACTAGCGGACGCTTTCGGGCTGACGCTGGAGCAGGTAGAGAGGATTTATGACGAACGGACAAACGAGCGATTCCCCGTCCCCGGAGCAGCATGATCAGCCTGAGGATGAAAGGCCGGATCTGGGGTTGACCCTTAATCTGTTACCGGATGAGATCAAGCTGAGGAAAGAGCAGTTAGTCAGAAAGTTCAAGGGATCTCCTGAGGCCGAGGAGAAGTCGATACGCGAACTTGCCCTGAGCTTACTGGAGCCTGAGGGGCAATTGCTTCCCTTGATAGTCAGGGAGGAGAAGCAAGGGCAATATTCGCTGATCGCCGGACATCGCAGAAGGGCCGCCGCGATGAGGATCAATTCCGGCGAGTTCAAGTCGAGATACGATCCGAAGAAGCAGGGGCCGTTCACGCTGGAATGCGTTGTCAGGCGATACGATGACGCGCAGGCGAAACGCGCCGCTATCATCGAGAACATCCAGCGCAAGAACTTTACTCCCATCGATCTCATGCTGCTGATAGCCGACGCCCGAAAGGAGAACGGCTGGGAGGGTGGCGAGAATACCAAGCAGGTGGCGGCTTACTTTGGGGTGAGCACGGCGACGATCACCGAGCACGAGAAGCTGGCCGAGGCGCCGAAGTCGATTCAACAGCAGGTTCATTCCGGCGAGATGACTACTCAAGCCGCATTGACGGCGATCAAGCGGGTAGAGCCGGAGAAGCGCGAGGAAGTCGTCGAGGACGCCAAAAAGCTCTCTCGGGAGGAAGCGAAGGAAGCCGTTAAAAGGGCGGATGCCAACCCGAAGATGAGTGCTAAGCAAAAAGCCATAGCGAAGAAGAACGCGGAGAAGCCCAAAGTCCAGGAGAAGCATGTCGTTCAGGCGGCCAGAAAGAAAGGCGCGCTGAAGGGGAAGGAGCCCCGGCAGAAGAAAGAGCTGATCGGGTTCTTCGAGAGCATGTGCGGGCCTGCATCTCCGCCGGTGATGGCATCATTTGCAGCGTATTTTGTGAAGTTCTCCCAAGGGGAAGGGACCGAGGGGACTTTGTTGCGGAAGTGGGACGAGATCGCCGAAGCCCTTCCCAAGAGTAAGGGAGAGCCCAAGCCCAAGAGGGCCGCTTAATCCTTTAACGAGTTTCCCCGTCTTTGGCTTGACCTCCTTTCGCGGGGAATCAGAGGGGGAGCGCTCCTCAATGCCGCTCCCCTTTGAATCTAGCCCAAACGATGCCGCGTAAAGCTTCCTTTTCGCGTTCCCCCTTAGCCTCCTCATCGACGCCCATATATGCGCTGGCCGCCCAATTCCAGGACTTTCTTCATCTGCCAGATCCATCTCCGCTGTACGTGGTTATGGGGAGTCTCGCGGCCAATATGATGCAGGGCGATCCGGTGTGGCTGATGCTCGTCGGAGAGTCGAGCTGCGGGAAGACGGAACTATTGATGACGCTGAAGGACGTCGATGGGGTCTATGTCAAGAGCACGCTCAAGGGGCATCCGTCTTTATTGAGCGGCGTCCCCAAGAAGTATTGGAAGCAGACGGGGAAGGGGGATCAGGAGAAGGCCGCTAAGGGGGGGATATTGAGGGAGATCGGGGATAGAGGGGCGCTGATATTCAAGGATTTTACTTCTATCCTAGCCATGCATAAGGACGATCTGGGGGAGATGCTGGCGGCGTTCCGGGAGATTTACGACGGCGAATGGGTGAGGGACGTGGGAGGGGAAGGAGGGAGGTGTTTGAGGTGGAAGGGGCATATCGGATTCCTGACGGGGGTGACGCCGGCCGTCGATAGGAGTCATGCGATGGTCAGCGCGATGGGAGAGAGGTTCGTATTCTTTCGTTATCCGTATTCGGACGGGTGGGCAGAGGCGTTCGCCGCGCTGGGGAGAGCGAATACGCCTAAGATGGCCGCTCAGATCAGGGAGAGCGTGAAGAGCTTTTTCGAGAGTTTTGGATTGGACTGGAAAAGCAAGATAGAGCCGAGGGAACTCAGCCATGCGGAGAAGGACGGGATCATAGCGATGGGGCAGCTGGCGGGGACGGCCAGGGGACTGGTGCTGAGGGATACGTTCTCGAAGGAGATTACCGATGTCCCTAGCGCGGAGAAGCCCACTCGCATCACACTCGAGTTAGGGATGATCTATCGGGCGATGGAATTCCTGGGAGTAGAGGGCGGGATCGGAGGGGAGGCGTGGAGGATTATTAAGAAAATGGCGCTTGATTCGATGCCGATGGTGCGGAGTGTCGCGCTGAGGGAAGCGATTGATATGGTCGGGAGGAACGGGAACGGGCCGCACTATCGGACGAGCGCGGGGCGCGTTGCAGCTAGAGGCATGTTCTCCGATGGGACGGCCAAAAGGGCATTAGAGGAGTTGGGGGCGCTGAGGATAATGGAGAGGAGCGAAGGGGGAGGGTGGGAACTGACGGAGAAGGCTGGGGATTACGTGAAGAGGGGATTTCAGAAATGACTAAGGCCGAACGCCACCAGAAGCTTGTGGACGCCGTAATGAATGCGATCGAAGATCTGTTCTCTGACACGCGCGTCAGCCGTGAGACGACCTATGCCGATCTTAAAGACGTTATTGATGCCTGCAATATAAAAATCGGATGTTTGAAGTCGGACGGGTTGAAGGAATGACGAAAGCCGAGATTGCCCAATCGATCGCCTCCAAACTGACGGGGATGAGGAACTGTCCGCACGAACAGTCCCCTCCTCATACTTGTCCGTTTCAGGACCTTTACCTGGCAGAGTCAGCCAATTGCACTTGCTGCCGGGAATGCACGAAGGCGGCCGATTGGGGCCGCTGCTCTTCTCCGAAAGACTTCAACCTTCCGGCTAAATTCGAGACCTGGAGGAAGACTCAGATAGAGGGAGTGCAGGCCGTTCTCGATAGTAAGCATCCGATAACCGTCCTGTCTCAGAGCACTGGATCGGGAAAGAGCGCCATCCCGCCGATGATCGGGGAACTCTCTGATCAGAGGGTTGTCGTCCTTACCGCCACCAAAGGATTACAAGATCAGTACGGGAAAGATTTTGGACCGTGCGGGATGGCCGACATGCGCGGGGTTGCGAATTATAAGTGCCATTCCGGAGACGAGCGAAACAAGAAAGGGTGGTGGACGTGCGACAGGGGGATTGACGAGGACTGTAATCTATATGGGACGCCCCTTTGCCAGTACTCTGAAGCATTGACGGCTTTCAGGGCGAGTCCGCTGGGAGTGACGAATTATCAGTTCTGGATGCATTCGCGGAGGGCCAGTAAGGGGAGTCTGGGGAACGTGGGGATACTCGTGTGCGACGAAGCCCATGCTATTTTCGACCAGATTTCGGATTTCGTCGCTATTCATATTTCTTACGTGGAGGCGCCGCTGCCGATGCCCATTGACCGCAAAGGGGGGCTGGAGCTGGACGGGTGGAAGAGATGGGCCGTCCTCTCCAGAAAGGCGCTTAAGAGGGCGCATGGCCAAGAAGAGGATACAGATACAGACAAGGACCTGGATAACCGGCTGTGGTGGATCTCCACGCTCACTCAAGGGGAATGGGTTTGGGAAGCCGATGAGAAAGGGATCACGTTCGAGTGTATCTGGCCGGGGAAATACGTCCGCTCGAACCTGTTCTCTGGCGTCCCTCGGATCGTCATGCTCTCCGGCACCGTCCGGCCTTACACTCTCCAGTTGCTCGGAGTTCCGAAGAGCGAGTACGAATTCAAAGAGTGGCCGCGCGTCTTCCCGCTGAATCGCATGCCCTTTATCCATATCCCGACGGTGAAGATGACCTGGAGGACGGACGAGGATGAGCTGAAAGTGATGGTCGCGCGCGTGGATCAGATTATAGAGGACAGGTTGGATAGAAAGGGGATTATTCAGACGAAGAGTTACGAGCGGGCGGCGTTCATTCAAAGGCATTCTCAATACGCGAGGCTGATGATCCTGAATAACGACGCAAGGGAGACGAGCGCTAAGGCGGAGGAATTTAGGAGATCGGCGCCCCCTAGAGTTCTGGTGAGCCCGTCGTTCTCCACGGGATGGGACTTCCCTTACTGCGTCTCTCCTAACACCAAAGTCTTGACTGCGGATCTTCAGTGGAAGCAAATCGGTGACTTGCATATAGGTCAAAAGTTGGCTGCGTTCGATGAAGAGCGTGTAGATGGACGACGTAGTCGAAGATGGCAAGAGGCAACGATTACGGGCAATGCGCTTATCCGCCTACCTTGCTATCAAATCGGTTTAGAAGACGGCACACGTTTAATATCGTCTCACGCGCATAAATGGCTCGTCTTTCGCAACGGAGTTTCTGAGTGGGTTGAGACACAGAATTTGCGAGGAGACGCCACTCTTCCCAGTTCGTTATGCCAGATTGCCGATGTTTGGAAGACCGATGCCGATTATGCTTCCGGGTACCTCGCATCGGCATTCGATGGAGAGGGGTATCTGTCACAACGTGTAAATAAATGGAATCGCGGGGGTGACTCACCTAATATATTCCTGGGGCTTTCACAGACAGAAAATGAAATGCTTTATAAGATCATGGAACTTCTGAAGGAAAAGGGTTTTCCTTTCAGTGGCTATTTCAAAAAGCGTACTCAAGACCAACGGAAGGATGGAATATCTCTACTCATTACACGGAGGAGCGACATCATGCGGTTTCTTGGTCAGATACGACCTGAAAGACTCTTGCCAAAACTCCGCATCGGCAGCTTTGGCTCATTACGATCGAGACCCGTCAAGGTAGTAAGCAAAGAGTTTATCGGAGAGCAAGATGTAATGGCTACCGGCACGACGACCAAAACGCTGGTCGCAGAAGGTTTTGCCTCACATAATTCCGAGTGCGAATACCAGATTATAGCGAAAGTCCCCTTCGACGTGACTACCTCTCATCTGGCGAAGGAGAGGAACAAGGATAAGAAGTTCATGCTCTATTCGGTCATGCAGGAATTGCAGCAGATGAGGGGGAGGGGGATGCGAGCGGCCGACGATAGATGTGAGGTCTATTGTATTGACGATCAAATAGAATGGGTGGTCCCCTCGGGGATCAGAAAGGGAATGGCTCCGTCGTGGTTCAACATGAGAACGTGTCTCGATCCGCCGCCGCCTCCGCCGAAGCTCCACGTTTAGTCTGGAGGGCATTCAGGACGGACAGGACGTTCCATCTATGCCGCTGGTCGTTCGCTTTTCATTTTTATCTGAGCGGGTGCGGAAGGATATTCGACCCGCCGTCGGGGAAGATCCCGCTTGTGGCTAACGCCCATATATTGAAACTAAACTGGCTTGGTTTGGAAGGCTACAAGTTTTGTAAACGCTGCCGTCAAAGCGTATGATTCTAGAGCTAAAGAATACTATTGACTTGTCACGGTTTCTTGTGATACGCTTTGCCTTGCGCCTTTTTGAGGATGATCTAAGCCACTAAAATCTAAGACAAATTCAAACGAAAGAACAGGAGATTTGAGAGTTATGGGAAAAGTCAGCAACGCGACGAAAGACGCCGTCGAAACTTCTCTGGGAATTCAGGAAGGGAACGTGGAAGTCCTGGAGTGCGTGTGCAAAGTCCATCAGTTTCCACCCAATAAAAAGACGGGGAAACAGAGCGCCCCGTTTACGTGTGTGGCCTACAAGCTACAGTTATTGGACGCCGATCTGGACCCGATCGACGACGCCGAACCGGAATATCATTACTTCTCGCTGGGGAAAGAGAGCGTAGACAGATTTCATCCGGGGAATATCGACAATCGGGACGACGACGAACCTTCAGACGAGGGTACGGACGTCGATACGGAGGGCAATACCATCAATGCCGTCAATGGTGCCGTGCTCAATAAGAAGTGCAAGTGGATGATCCATTGCGCCAGTCTGGAGAAGCAGGGATTCAAGCCGGAGATTCTGAATAAGGGGTATTTGCCGGATCACGTCGGGCTGAAGGGGCACGTCATCACTCATAAGATGGACAAAATTGACGACGGGGATAAGGACGACAGGAAGGACCCGCCGACGCTGCTGATCTTCGACAAGATATTCGTCTTTCCCTATTCAAAGAAGAAGGAAGCCGCCGCTCCTCAGAAGAAAGGCGGACAGACGGGG